CTGGCCGCTCAGTGGATTTTATACTAGAGCCAACCTTGCCGCCAGATGCAAATTGACTGCTCAGCACCTTAATTAACCCCTTCATGCCCTGCAGACACTCAGATGTCTCACCAGCAGAGAGATTGGACTTACCCATTTTGCATAGCACTCTAGCAATCGCGGCTTTATTCATCATCTACCTTCCTATGGTGTATAATATATGTTTATCTACAGCGAGGGCATCATGGACAAGAATCAGATCCAGTATGAGCATCTAATGACAATGGTTGAATCTGCCGTTGAAAGTGCACAGCCATTCCCCGGTCAATTCTCTCACAAGACGGAATGGCTGATCGATGACGTGTCTAAGTACCTGAGAGAGATCTTAGAGCTTCCGCCTATTTAACCTTTGGGTTCTTCTCCATCCAGTTCATTACGCTATCCAGCCACTCTTGGTTAGCAACCTGACCGGGATGCCCTAACTGGAACGACCTCGGATCACCAAACTCTGGAGTGCCCGCAGCCCTTCTCGCATTATAGAATGTTGGGAACATTACACTTCTTGGTGGCTGTGCAGCGAACCCGCCAACATACTTCCCTGCTAATTGAGTATTGTAAGAGGTATGAGCTGGTGATGCCGGGTCTGTGATGATGCCGCCAGCTGGATCCATCTTTGCTATGGTGAACCCTGAAGAGTGAAGCGGCGCATCCAGAAGTTCGGGCTCAGCTATCGCTGCCCGAGTAGTTGCGAGATCTGGAAACCCTGCATTAGCATTTTGCTTTAACCCCATCTCGGCAACAAACGCATGCCGTAGCGCACCATTGTCATTAAGCATGTCCCGTGTCTCTGGGTGCAATAACCCCTTGAACTCTGGACGCACTGCCTTAACGTTCCTATCGAATTCCTTTACAGCCTTTTTGGTAATCTTGCTATTTCCGATCTGCTCCAACAGGCTATTAGCCATCATCGTTGAGAAGTCACCGCTAGGGGTGTGCGCCATTGCAACATACGGCATGTAAACATCTCTACCGCTTTCGGCTGCACCTCTTATTTGCTTGGAAATGCTCGATGCCGCCCCCTTGTCTGCAGCCCATGCGGCTCCATATGGTGCATGCGATCTCATGAAGTCTGCGCCACCCTCAAGCTGAACCGGGATATCTAACTTGGCTTCACCAATATGGGTTAACAGTGACCCTGCAGCGGTTCTATCTCCAAGTGCAGGAACGATGTAGCTTCCATACAGCTCCTCTGGAGAGATTGCTTTTCGGGGAACCATTGGAGTGTTTGGAACTCTAGTTGATGTCATCTCTGACAAGGGCTTCACCAACTTAATTCCGCCACCTATGGGGTGATAGAGCCCAGCTGCTATATTCTCAGCTTTACTAGGTCTGGCCTGTTCTTGATATTGAACCAGCTTCTTTGCCAACCAGTCTCCGCCAGCACTGGCAATCTTACCGCCCTTGGCATACTTAAACTTAACGATCTGATCCTCGACTGGAACATCATATTTAGGAATGTTTGCCGCACGTTCTGCAGGAGTCATATTCATGCGGGCTTCAGTTAGGCGGGACTCAACCTCTCCAGCATGGCGATGATAAGCTTCCCGTGCAGCGTCATCTTGCGAGGGCTTGAGGCCAGCTTTAACCATGCCATCAAATATTTTCTGCGCTTCTGGGTTTAGAGTGTTTGGCCCTATTGTCCCTTTTGATGAGAACATTGCATCTGGACTGCTACCTCTTGCCCAACCCTCTTTATCTTGAATCGCATGCTGCATCTCATGCAATAGTTCAGGCTTTCCAGAACGTCTATCGAGGGTAATGTATGCAGAAGAACCGCCGCCGGATGGGCTAAACACCCCGCCAGCATGGGGAATATCCTCAACATGGGTGAGCATATTTTTTAGATGCGGATATGCCTCATAAAGCCTTGGATTGTCATAGAACTCCTTGGTATGTCCATAGAAGTTCTTGTCTTGCAGACTGGACAGTGCTTCAGCTTCGTTTCGGGCCAAGTCATGACCCCTTGTCCTATCAGCTAGATAAACTGATCCAGAAATTGGCTCCCGACCGTACTTATCTGCAAATATCTTGCTCGCATCAGCAGTCCCGATGCTATGAGTATCCATGATCTCTTTTAACTTAGACGCATGAACGGCCTCATCATATTGCTTCTGCTTAAATGCTTGGCTCCCAAGACTCGCTGCATTCGCAGAATATGGCGCAACACTGTCATCAATCTCTTGCCGCCACTTTTTGTCTGGCCCTTTAAAGTTCTTTGTCGCTGCCCATATTTTTACAGGGCTCTCGCCAGCACTCTCCATCTCAGCGGCTTTGGCAGCTGCCGGAGAGTCCCAAGTCTGTGATTTCTCGCCAACAAACATTCTCTGGCGAGGGTCAATCACCTTACTACCCAGAACCCCAGTACCAGTATGAATCTGTCTAGCGGCTTCTTTAGCAGCACCTTTGACAAATGCCTTGCCAGCTTGACCAAGTAATGTAGCCCCACCAGCGGCATCAACAACTTCTGGCTTGAGCGTTATCGTCATGCCCCTGCCAGTTGTCGGAGGTACTCTATAGCTCGCGTCTTCAGCTACCTTACGCAATGACTCGACACCTGTTAGATCAGCACCAGTCATCCCGCCAAATATTGGATCTCTCTCTGGAACCGTATACTTCCCGGCGAACTCAGAGATAGGCTTCAGGAGATGAGCGGCCAGACCAAGTATCTTATTTTGTGGCGTGTTCCTAACCTCGCCCTGATATGCCCTATTCTTAGCAACTTCGCCGCCCTTGGCATACTTCTTCTTGAGCTTATTGAGCTCTTCGGATATTAACTCTGGGGCAAGCACTCCGCCAACACCTACACCAGCAAGAATGTCTGCTTCATGTCTACGGAAAGGATCGAAGGCGGCGAAGCGGGAGCGTACTTGAGATGGATTAAATACCGCAATCGTTGGGTAATCATCTCCAGTAGACTCACGCAACCTCATTGAGTCATACCCTTTGCTTTTTAGATACCCAACCACTGGCTTAGTCTCATACATCATGTAATTGCCGCCAGTATAAAGATCTTGAACGTCTGAAGGTATGTTGTTTTTCTCAAAGAACTCCGACATTACATGCATGTCAGTTTCCGGGTTGAATGTTTTGTTGGCATCAACCTTCATCGGATAAACCGTTGAGTGCATTTTGTCTGGGATCATAGCGCCCCCAAATTCTTTTAGTTGATCAGCTCTGGATAATGCATTTCTGCGGTCGTACTCCTTATTGAACTCATCACCCTCCAATCGCTGAAGAGCGTCATCAGAATACAAATGCTTTGTCCGTATTCCACGATATACATCTTCAGCTGACTTTACTTCTTGCTCTGCCTGCCCACCAGAGCGTTGTTGCAACTTGCCCTTACCAATCCACTTACTTGCAAATTCTGGGGACTCGGTTACAAAAGCCAAGTTATCGTCATACCCCGGTTTGAATGCCCCCGTTATGTCTTGCTTTGTCCCGTGGTACACATCTTTTTTACCCATAGCATTAGCTCTGTCTATATAGGTATTATCTGCAGGCAGTCCTAGTCCGCCCTTATCCTTTGGTAGAGCTGCATTCTTCTGAGCTGTATCATGCAATATCTCCCACTCTGTCTTGGCCCGGTTAACCTTGGACTCAATAGACTTTGCCGCACGTTCTGCAAGCTTCTTAGCAATACCACCCTTGGCATACTTAGCTGGCTCCTCCTGCGATAGACCAAGCCCAACTGGGGCAGCTGGTGCAACAGAGAATAGCTTCTGACCTTGGGATAGGATCTTATCCTTTGTGCTCTGTGGGATATCTACAGAGAATGCGTTACCAACACGCCGAGACTCTGCCCAGCCCATTGGAGTAAGTGATGGATTCTTTCCTGTATCCAGCTCGGGTATGAACGTCCTACCAGCTCCCACCCCAAACTCTTTGGATGAGTACTTATCCACAAGCTTCGGGAGCATCTCGTCATAGAACTTAACCATCCCCGCAGCCTGCTTCGTCCCCATCTTCAGGTTTTCACCAGCGAGACTTACCATTGGGGGGTCAATCTCATCCCATGATGGATCTTGCTTTGGCCTATTATCAATCTGGCTCACAATCTTCTCGGCCTGATCCTTGCCCACATGAGCAGCCAGATCCTCCCTAGATATACCTTTTGAATCAAGAATAGGGGTCTTGTCTTTTATGCCCTGTATGTCAAACTTTCCATTTGGACGTAAGGTGGCAGTGATCTCATCAACATAATTCGCCATGTTGTATCGCTTGATATGCTCTGCAGCTGGGGCAAATGAAACCTTGTCATATCCCTCTCTGGCTGCAGTATCGAATACATGCTTAACAACTAAGTCGGGCCATGTTGACTTGAATGGAGCGTCAGGAACCTTGCGGCTAAGCGCATCGCGCTGCTCTCTATATGATCTAAGAGTGTTGAGTGTTGGATCGGTACGGTCAATGTTTGACTGATTACTAATATCCCTTGGCAATGCGCCGGGAACTGATTCGCCAGTTTTTGGATCTACTTCAATCACTCTTGCCGACCACGACACTGGAGAACTTCTTGCGGCGGCCTGCTTTATAGCATCAGCATCAGTTCCACTAAAGCCAGAGTATGTTCCCCTCCACTGTCCATCCTCATCGAGCACCCTTAACTCTCGCTGCCCACTATGTGGAAATTCCCTAGCTGTCTCAACAGTCCACTTAGAGATATCGAGGCCACGGCCACCCTTTGGGTCAAAGGCCAATACCTTGTCATGGTAATTGTTGACAAGATCTTGGTCGAGTAGATTCGATCTGATAACTCTCCCCGGAACAAAGTGATTCTTAATCTCTTCTTCGTTTACGCCCTCTCTTCCAACTCGATAGATATCCTTATTGAGCTTTGCAAGGGCAGCGTCATCTTTAGGCGTTAGGTATCCGGCATCTGCAGGGATCTCCTTGAGGGCATCCGCAACCGATATCCCCTTCTCTCTGGCGAGAATTTTCGCTTGGCCCTTTCTTGCTTCTCGTCCCTGCTGATGCCAATCAGACTGCATCTCTTCGACATGCAGGATCTTCTCTCCTTCAGGCCCTGCCCTATCTGTCATCCTCACATGGGCAACAACCTGCGGCTCGTCCCAGTGACCGTTAGAATACTCATTGTCACGCGACAATGAAGCCTCCGCTTCCGCCTCACTGTTTCTTTTCTTAATGAGATGGTCTATGCGGTCAGAGAAGGCGCTCGCATCCTCACCGTTATCGATTCTTAAACGATACGCTCTAGTGAGCTCTTCTATCTCTGGCTTATACTTATTAGATACATTCTTAAATATATCCTCTTTTGATAGTGCTGGCATCTGCAGCTGTAACAGATGCTCCCTGTAATTCTTCCCGCCCGGTGTTTGCAGGGTTGCATCACCAAACTTTGCATGGTTATTGTTCCACGCGCCATCGGGATCTTGCCACTGACGATTTTTCCCGCCGAACTTACTAACCTTCTCAATTACATTGATCTGTGGGATTGGATTCTTTTCAAGATGGCGAGCCAGCTGCTCTTTGGTGACTGACGGCTTATTCGCTAGGAACTGGGGGACGCGGCGGAGATCCATCTCCTCCTTCTTGACCCCGGAAGATTGAATCTGCTTGAGCATCTGCTCACCAGTACCCTTCTGCTGTTTAAGGGTCTGGATTGCATTGTCGATAGATGAGACAAACTTTTTGGCGACAGCGCCGCCAATAGCGTACTTCTGCCTTAACTGATTAAGCTCACTGTTGCTCACTTTTTAGTCTCTCCATTATTTGGTCAACATCGACTGCAGGCTCTGGGTTGTATTCAGCTGATGGTTCTGGAGCTGAAAGTATACCCGTTTCAGCGGAGATTCCTCTCTCTGTCATACCTCTAACAGACTGTCGCTTCGCAAAGTCCTTGCCGTGTGCCTCTAATAGATTTAAAGCATGTCCAACCTCGTTCGGGCTCCCAGCCTTGAGAATGTGTGCAACATTCCCGGCGGTCTTCTCATCAAGACTCGCACCAGACTGGATGAACTTCAGAACCTTACCGATGATGGTTCCAGTTCCGCCAATTGACATGTCAACTGCGTCCCCGGCAACATCCAGAAGCCTGCTTGGGTTCTTCAGATCTTGCATGGCAGCTGCCTTGTTGGCGGTACGACTACCCCTGACGATGTCTTGAGCGTTCCTGAACAGCTCGCTCTCACGAGTAAGGGCGTTCTCGAACAGTTGATAGTCTTCAGGCTTGTCGAACAGTACCGACAATCTCTTACGGGTAGATGGCGAGCCTATGACGCGCTGTGCTGCGTTGATTTGCTGCGGGCTATCCATTACCTTAGACAGAATCGATTGTGCAACACCAGCCCTGAGAGCGTCTCTCTCGCCGCCAGACATCCCGGCGACAAGGTTCTTGGCCTGCTCTGGGAGCATCTTTGGTGATAGGTAGTCATTCTTGCCGAGCTGCAGGGCATCAAGAACCTCACGGTCGCCAGCATACTTAGCCCGCGCCTGTGCATACTTGGATACGCCATCTACTGTGGTTGCCTCATCGATGGTGCTGACAAAGGCCCGCTTCAGATCTTTAAGGGCAGAAGCCTCGGCCTTAGACATCCCAGATCCGCTGTAACCTTTATCAATCATCGCATCGATCCCGCGCTTGACGTAGTCAAGGGTGCGGACATCTGGGAGACTCACAAGAGTGGCAACGCCATCAGGAGTGACTTGATACATTTGCTTGAGCATGAACCTAGATGGATCTTCGCCCCTCAACTCTGCAGCACGAGCCTCTTTACTGGCTATCGACTGAGCCTCTACATATGCCTTCTTGAAGGTGTCATCATGCAGAACATGTGTAATGCGTGGGTCATTTATCTCGCCATGGGCATAAGCCTCATCATAGGCATTAGATGCATTTGATCTGAGCTTGCCAACTAAGTTGCTCTCTTCCTTGGTGAAGTCAACGCCCTTGCCGATGTGCTGCAGTGCGCGAGCTCCAACACGCTCACGACCCTCATCCAGACGCTGGTTAAGCTTCTCGCCAAGTATCTTGCCGCCCGAGCCGGGATAGGTAACAACGGCCTCACCCAGAGACTTGAGTGCTGGACTGGAATCCATCAGCATTGATGGAACGCCAAGCGCACGATCCTTCGCCATCGAAGTACGCAGGTCTTGTGGGTTAATCGAGTCCCTTCCCATTGCCTGCAGAACCTTCTCTGCGGCACGTCTCTCGGATGCATCTGGTGAGCTCAGAAGCCTTGAGTAGATCTCTCTACCAGCTGAGCCAGCTCCAGTTGCGGCCTTGGACAGAACTGGCCCAGCAACCGCTGATGTCAATCCAGTCTCGACCCCAGATCCAAGGCGGTTAGACATATCACCCTCACCCGCTCCCATCCCGCTAACGAATCCAACGCCGCCGGATGTTCCGGCAAGCTTGGCAACCGGGCTCTGGAATGCTTTAGCAACCCTTCCTACGGTCTGACCAGCCCTAGCCACACCGAGTGGCTGAGCTCCGGGGATAGCAAAGCTTGCCGCCGTTGGGATAATTCCGCCAACGACTTCAGCTCCGAGGGAGGTGAGTGGATACTGATCAGAGAACTGCTTGTATGATGCCCGCTCTTCAGCAAGGAGATCCTCATACGGCCTGTTCTCTAGCTTAGATCTAACTCTGGCAATGGCCTCATCACCGAAGCCAAGGGTAGCGCCTTGCATTCCAGCGCGACCAATATTGGCGGGTGTTAATCCACCACCATCCGCCATATGAACAGCACCGCCACTTGCGAATCCTCTACGTCCTCTCTTTAGTGTCTCCTGATCTTGGCTGCTAACTTCTTCTGGAGCGTCCTCAATTACAGCATCATCTGGGCTACGGCTTGAATAAGAGCCAGATTCGATATCTTTTAGCTTTTCTTGGTGACGCGCCACTCTTCGAGCTGCAAGCCTTTGAGCCTCTTTAAAGATCTTCTCCCTTGCTCTAGGGGTCTGAGTAATTGCCCCCTGAATCTCCAACAGAATCTTGCGCTCACCTTCCGTTGGGTTTCCGCCAAAGGTTGCTTTCAAGCTGGCTAATGCGTTACCTTTTAATATGTTATCCAGCTCTGTCGTTGCATTCTGTGCATCACTTGAGCTGATTCCGGGGATTACTGAGCCAACAAATTCCCGTGCCCCAGCTGTTCGGCCAGTATATGCAATCGGGCTCAGTTTAATAGCCCGCTCAAGATTCCCGATAATATCCCTCCCGGTATCTATCTTATCTATCGTGTCGCTCTTCATCTTTATTTCTTGATTGCTGAGCTTGGTTGGGATCAAGCTCTTTGGAGCTGCCTCTGGAGGAATACGATTAGCCTTGGTTATTGCCTGCTGTGCAATTCTCTTCTGTGACTGAGTTGCATTCGGGTCTTCAAGTACAGCCGCCAAACGCATAATCTCTGGCGGGTTTGTTTGCTGACCACGGTTTGGGTTGGACAGATAATCAAGCCTAGATTGAATAACAGGAATAGATGGGTGGCCTTTAGGCAGGCCATTCAATGCCTCTGTCAGCTGCATAACTTCAGGAACGCGACCCCTGTTTATCTGGGCGAGCTTGGTTACAACACCGATCTGGTTCTCTAATCCCTCAACGTGCTGATCGATCCCGGCAGTCTGATACTTCTGCTGAAGATCTTGCAATGCCCACTGCTGTTGCTGGCGGCGTTCTGCCTCGTTACCAGCAGCCTCTGCGACATTACCCATCGTCTCACCAAACCCACCAGTGCGGGTTGGCTTGCCAAATGCCGCCGCTATTTTGAATAGCGAGACGGCATCAGTCATCGGATCTTTAATCCTGCTCAGCAACCTCTCCTGTGCCTGATCCAATACGTCACGCCTCTGCTTAGATCTCTGCTGAAGCGCAGGGCCATACTCTCCGAGCATCTTAGATAGCTCTGAGGAGTATGGGGTTGTCCCAGTTAGGGTGGTGGCTCCTAGATCATCTGGATGATCTCCATATACTGTCGTTGGCTCTAAACCTTGAGTGTTTGGCATAATCCCTCTTATTTAATTTTACTAAGAGCTGTAGCAGTTACCGCAGCATTTGCCAGAGATGCAAGACCTGATGGCTGATAGACCTGTGCAGGAGCAACATTCTCTGTAGCTGTCCGACTAGGTATCTCAAGCCCACGAAGGGTCTGGTTCAAGAATGAAACCATATCCTGCGGCCTATCGCGCTGAGCCAAGAAGTCTTTGTATGCCCAATCAAGATTGGCTTGGTTTTGCATCTGCTGTTGACCGCCAACCGCTTCCTGCGCGGCCAATCCAGTAAGCCCAAGTTGCTGCTGCAATCCACCAAGAGTCTCTTGCTGACGAGCGATATCAAGATATCTGTTCAAGTCTGATGTCTGCAGAGCTCCAGAAGCCTGACCCAGTTGGGCCAATCTATTCTGATCTGAAGTGAACTGAGCGCCAGCCTGAGTATACCCACGCTCAAGTGCTGCAGATTGCTGGGCCATCGTTGACTCTTGGATATCTCTCAATCCTTGAGCCAATGCCTTACCAGACCTGCTTCCGCCAAATGTGCCGCCAGCTGTGAACTGCCCCTGAACGGTTGGAATAAGGTTCTCAGATACTTGCCTCTTAGCCAGATCCCCAAGCCTATTAACTACATTCTCAGTATACGGATTCAGGTAGTCTGAAACCCCGCTAGGTATTGTCCGTGAGGCTTGATTGAAGTATGGCTGAGCCGCAGAAAGGCCAGTGGAGCTCCCGGCAGCATTTATAGCTTGAGCTGCCTGATTAAACGCTGGCTTCCAAGAGTCCGCAGCAGCATCAACTCCAGCAAACGCCTTCTGCTGCTCTGGAGCGAACCCGGCAACCCTATTCAATCCGTAGGGTTGATAAGGCGATGATGCAATCGAATTAGCCTTTTCAATCAGGCCCTGCGTGTAATCTGAGTACCACGCAGGCTGAGTAGTTGCCGCCACTCCATACGTCTTGATAGACGCTGGAGGAGCACCATTAAATAGAAAGTCTGAGATTGACATATCTGATCCCTATTTTAGATATTTAGATGGTGCTTTTGCGTTAGGGGATATCTTCCCTTTAGCTAGAGCCTTACCCTTTTGCTTTCTGATTGCTGCCCGCATCGCATCCAGCTTCTTAGCGCCAGCATCACTCGAGCCATTCCCAAGCAATCCAACAGACTCAGCGTCCATCACATACTCGCCATTGGACAGCATTGCGGGAACATCATCAGATCTGCCATCGGCAATCTTACCGCCACCTGCATAACGACCTTGCTGTCTCTGCATCAGCATCTGTTGATGTAGCCGCTGCTGTTGGCGGATACGTTCCTGTTGGGTCATCGCCCCACCAAGAGTTCCTGCCGCTTGTGAGGGAGCAACTGACTGGGGAACAGTTCCATAACCATAGTACTTGTAGTTAGGATTCTGCTTGCTTGGGGCTACCATCTGACTCAATGTTCCCGGCTGACCTTGTTGCGGGGTTCCGGGCCGTACTGGCTGACCTTGTTGACCTTGTTGCGGAGTTCCGGGCCTTGGAGGAGCGCCCTTCATCGACAATGCGGTAAGGGGTGCGAGCTGCTGCAGCATCTGTTGACGATCAGCCTCAGACATCGGGCCACCTTGAGGAAGCGCTCCAGAAGATCCCCAAGGCATTGATCCTTGGTAACCTTGGGCAACTGGCATCTGCTGAACGTTAGGATCTGCATATTCAACAACAGATCCACCGTCTGCATAACCTCGCAGACCCGCTCCAGCACCTTGCATCATCATGCGCTCACGATCTGTAGGGTTAACACTTCCACCGTCCGCATATCCTTGCATAGCCTGCAATCCTTGGCCTTGTAGCTGTGGCATTGGTTGGGCGGCATAAGGATCATTGTTGTATGGATCTTGATTTACAGGGCCACCATCAGCCATCCTAACGTACCCACCCCTTGCAGCTGCAGGAACGGGCGTATACATAGGATCGCTCAAGAACTTAAACTCTCCACCGCCTGACTCAGCGTATTTGTTAAGGTCGTCACCATACTGGTTGCGTGACTGGCTCATGGCGTACTGATCTAACGGCTGATCAAATGTTGCGTTATATCTGGAAAGGTCTGGTGCTCCAGATGGCGCTCCAGATGGTGCTCCACCAGTTTCGCCAAATGCACCCAGCTTGTCTAAAGCTAGAATTCCAAGACCAGACTTGATTGGATTATCCATAACCCACTTGGCGCCATCCCATAGCATATTGCCGGATGTCGCCCCTGCCTCTCCAGATGCACCCTTTGTTGTGGCGCTTGATATATCTCCTATAGCAGCCGCCCCATCTGCCCCATAGCTTCTCTCTACAATTGAAGCTGGGACTTCTTGCGTCATGCTCATCATTTCTTTTACTGTCATCGGCGGATTCGCAGCCCCCTCTGCAGCAGCCCCCTCTGCAGCAGCTGTGTTGGCTGATCTTGCAACATTCGTTACTGGGACAGATTCAATAGTCGCAACCGAAGGAAGTGACAGAGATGGGTCTGCTGACAATGATGCGGTTCTGCTATTCCTACCAACTTCTGCGCCAACATCCCTTCCAGCGTTTTTAAAAGCTGCTGTGGATGTGTCAAATGCTGCGCCAAGATCAGATGCTGCTGGAGCGCCAATCTCTAGGTTCTTAATAAAGGTTCCTGTTTTTGGATTTATTGTGCTGCCAAGATCTCCATAGAGAGAGTTTGCGAGGGGATTAGTGACTCCGGGTTTAGCAACTTGCCCAAGATCCCCCCAAAGAGCCTTTTCTGAAGCAGTCATTGTCTTTCCTACAGTGCTGCCAAATGCTTTACCAGCAAGTGCGCCACCAGCATAACCAGTAGCGCCAGCTATCACACCAGACTTCAATGCATCCCCAAACTTCTCGCCCTCTGCCAAGCCTACGCCAGCATTCATCACGCCAGACATTACGGAGCCAGCAATTGGGCCTACGCCGGGGATAAAGTACGGAGCTACTGTTGCAATAAACCTGATTGGATCATCAGCAATCGGCTTTATCACGTCCTTATAGATGTGTTTGCCTGCATCCTCAAACCCATGAGCTAGGCTGTTGTCTATATGACCAAAGTCACCCTTAACTACGTCCTTAACTACGTTAACAACCGTCTTAACAACATCCTTTACCAAATGAACAATAACTGCCATTTTATTCTCCCTGTACTGGTGTTCTTGGCCCTAGAATCAGGGTTCCAATAAATTGCCCATCGTCAGACTCTCCGATTTGATATCCCATATTCGGGCGCGGGGGGTTCTTGGCAAGTATCGTGAATAGGTTAATAAGCGACTGATCCTTGAACTGAGTTCTGAGCGCCCAGTATCCTGAATTGTATGCGTCAACTATCCACTTTCTGGAGTTCTCAATATAGTTCTGAGGGGTGTCTGCATTTATTGCACGGAATATTCCTGTGCCGGGGACTTCTTCAGATCCGTGAACTATAAATATGGTGTTCCCATATCTAAAGAACTTTGAGTCTGGCATCTGGGCCTCTCTGACAAATGCGGCCAGAACCAACTCCATTGGAACCCCCTCATTTGCCATCTCTGCCGCAATCCGCATTAGATCCTCCACCACCAGCATCTGCTTTTTACTATCGACTAACATAATTTAGACCCTCGTATCGAATATCGATGCTGCATAAATATTGCCCATTCCAGATGCTAAGCTTAATAGCAAGCCATCAGGGACACCAGACTCTTTCGACAAGAAAATATCGTCATCTTCCGTTCTATTTTTAATAGCTGGAATGATCCCCTTCTTGATGTCGTCAAGAATTAATCCTGTTTCAACCAAACTACTCGCGGCCAATGTATGCCCAATATGCTGCTTATATGATGTTGCTATGAAATCATCGAGGACTGTTGTGAGGGCGTTCCTCTCGGCCTTGTTATTGGTAAGCGTTCCAGTTCCATGCGTCTTCACCAGCTTAATGTCTTTTGCCTTCTTCTTGGCGAACTCAAGAGCCCCTGTAATAGCCCTCTGGTATCCCTGACCATCCTCTCTCTGTCCAATTGGGTTGGGGTTCTGCTCTGCCGAAATGTATGCGCTAAGAAGCTCAGCCTTTGGCTGAACAGCGTTCTTATTAACAGCGGTCTCGGTCTCAAATATCATAATCCCTGCCCCATGACCCAGAATAAACCCACAGTTCTTGCTATCAAATGCAGATGGAATTCCGCCCTGATCTTCAGATGTTGACAGTAACGATGCCTTCATCTGGCCGAAGTACTCTAGCGTTTGCTTAGAAGACTGATCCTCTGCTCCAACTATAATCACTCTATCGAACCCCAAGTTATCCATGAGGTTCTTCGCATCCATCATGCACTTAATCCCTGACGCACATGCACTGGCATCAGTCGTTACATAATCATATGCCTCAAACATAGCCGCCAGTCTTCCAGCGTATACGTTGGTCATTGTCAACATTCCAAGCTTGTAAACATAATCAAGCTCAGTCTGAACCTCTTTGTTCTTTGACTTGCCGCCAGCCCATCCCTGTGACCCTGCCGCCAATAAGAATGCGGTCTTACCGTCCACCGGGTTGTCCTTCACATAATCAACAATCTCTTTTACAACTACCTTGTTCACCAGCTCATGCGGAACATAAGACAGGCCGGACTGAACCCTTGAGAATACCTCTGGTATCCAATGCATCCTCTGTGGATAAGTGATATTTTCTATTAACCTTGTCTCTGTTGTGCAGACCGTTTTGTATTGAGTTAAGTATGTTTTCATACTAAAGCTTAATACTCGCAATCGCCTCGTCTATCGTCTTCTGGTCGCTTGTCGCATTGGCCTCATACATCTCAAAGAACTGCCGAGGCGTTGCTGGCATCAATGTCTTTGAAACCCCTTCTGAGACACCATATATCTCTGAAAAGTAAATGCTAAGCATGATCGCATCAAGGCTATCTATTCCTAGATCGCCAAGCATTTCATCCAGCGTACTTGACTGTGAATCTTCTCTACTTGCGGGTTTTGCAGCTTTCACGATTTTGTTGAAAAGCTCTAACTTATCCACAACTTTCTCCCTATGTCATAACTTGCGCGAATCGACTGGCCCATTCTCGCCAATCGGTAAAGCCCTTTGGATCGGGCGGGTTTTTCTGGCTAATTCCCGGCATTGTGCAAAAGACAACAGCCCATTCTTGCCATTTACTCTCATCTTCCAACTTCTCAATCGCTCCATAAACATTCAGATCGAGTGCGACCTGATCAGTCCAATCGAGCAATCCTATTATAACTGGTAGTGTGATCAATTTGTATTTGTAGCGCCCAATACAGTTCCATCAGCCTCTTCCATATGGGCAATTATCTGACCCATCTGATAGTCACCATTTACGGTGTTGGAGCTGAACCTGAACCTCATCTCTCTTCTAATGTCCTTGAAGTATACAACCTGATCATATGGCGTAGCTGGATTATCTGAGAACGTCCTGATCTCTGACGGAATCTCTGCAGATCTAGCATTAGAGCGGCCAGTAACAGACACGCTCATGTCACCAGACTGGACAAAGTCAGGCTCCAGCAGGTCACATCTCAACGACTTGGCATGGCCCTGAGTTACAAGGGCACTCATGTCTGAAGTCTCAAAGTATGACTCGATGGCGTTAAGGCGACTGATATCAATCTCGTTAACGCCAACCTCATGCTGCCAGCACTTAAAATTATCACCGAAATAGATAATCCGCACATCACCAGCTGGTGCGGTTGTGCGGATGTCGCTATTTGGGAGCTCTGTTATTCTGATGCCGGGATCAAGCCTAGATATGTTCTGTGCAGCGCCCATCAGGAATGGGGTGGCGTACTGAGTGGTGAACTCCCCAGCTGACCTGCCGCCATTTGGTAGAGCTGTGTCATACCAAGTGTTCTCACGCACATTATAGATAACAGCATGCGTACACTCTGTGGCCGCACCCCTTGGGTAGCACCACCATATCTCACCGTATCGCGTAACCTTGAAGGCAAATACCCGCTGAGCAGCTTCCCGGTTCAATCCATTGAAGAACCAGTTCAAGCTAAGATTATTCGGCAGATCCCGAACAACGCCATTGAACATGATGAACCTATCAGCGCCCACCCAGAAGTAAACGCCATCATATTCAATAACGGACGCAGCCGACAGGATAGAGCTCTGAGCACTGATCGTGTCGAACTGGAAGGTTTGTGTTCCGCCAACAAACGACCCCCTAACTACCGCATCCAGTGACCAGAATAGACCTGATGGTGCATTGCCGGGGCCACCTCGAAGTGGCAAGCCCCTGACTAGCTTCTGAGCTGCAATCCGGGCATTACCAGAACCCTCACCAGACATGTCTGCTGGGTTGCCGGGGGCTGACCACCCGATTGATCCATCTGCGCCAAATACTGTTAGATATGGGTGGAGTACGCATATCCCGCCAGAAGCATCCACACCCTCTGGGATAGCTAAGTCTATAAGGCGGTCGCCTGACCGAACATCACCATAAAATACTTGAGCTCCAGTGGTATTCGATAGGGCAGGATAGTTTGGCGCAACCTGTGCGATGATCTTGTTGCTTGGAACCAAGCTAATTGAGTCATACAGGACATCGAACTGCCACAGGTTGTTATCATTGAAGTTTAACGATGCCGGGGTACGATCCTCAGATCCGCCAGCATTTGCATTCTCATCCATCGTGATGCGCTGGACGTATGACGCGCTACCAGTATGCAAATAGGTATATCCATTCTGTGTGAATGTCTTTATCCCGCGACTTATCTCGGCAATATAGTCAGTTACATTGCGATACCCGCTCATCTTACGGGGCAGCCCACGCTGGAATCGAACCCACTGGCCGTCCACATAGTACTCGCCCTCAAATTTAGTCCCGTCCCGCTTGATCCCGGCAAGAGACTTAATGACTACTGGCGTTGTTGCCACCTAAAACACCCCACCATCAACTGGATCGATGCCTAGATTTATAAGGGCAGCAGCTGCAGTTACCGCCCCAGTTCCACCCTGACTAATTGACAGAGGCAGCGTAACCCCGAAAGTCTCAGCTGGCACTACTTGAGCGCCATTAGAATATATGATCGCAGCCGCCCCTTGGGATATGAATTCGCCCCCAGCGGTTACAGTCTTAACTTCTAGGGTGAATGCGCCAGTTGTTGAGTTCGTTACCCAATACTGCTGAACTGTGTTTGGGACAACTACTACTCGGTTGCTGGTAAGTGCGCCAGTGAAGTTGTACGCGACTCGGTTAAGCTCTGCACCAGATAAGGTGTATACCCCAGATCCGGCAACATTTATGGTGGTGTAATCAAATGCAAAGGATGCCGACTGACCATAACCAAGGGAGAAGTAGTTCGTTCCATCGGTCATCACGATTGCCGAGTCAAGCGGCTGCAGGATCAGATTTAACTGCCCATCAATTGTGTTTGATCCAACTGGCTGGATCGTAACAATACCGCTGCCAGCGTTCTTAAACTGAACGAACCAATTGTTACCAGCCAAGGATGCGAGCGGGAGGGAAAAGACTCCAACCCCACCAGTCCATAAGAATGTCATGGCCCGATCAGGAACGACAGCTGTATGGCTAACTGTATATGTAACGACTGGCATTGACTGGGATAGCAACGACCCCAGTGCAATGATTCCAGTACCCGCCAATGAAGATGCATTCGCTGTTGATATCGCAGCGCCATACTGGAATGTTCTCCACAACCCGCCAGCGGTAGTGTTATCTGTTAGGTAGATCTGCCATGTCGTACCCGGAGCAGCATCCAGAACCTGAACGCCAACAGAGTCAAAAACAGTGAAGTTGTACGCCCCAATGTTATTGAATAATATCGTCTGGCCGTTTGACGCATCTAGCGCCGATGGCAACCAGAGCTGCCTACTCGCTGCGTCTTGAGTTATATCCATTACCCCGGCGATAAGGTTATCCCCGGTAGATGCCTCAACAGGCCAGTTAAAGTAGGTGATAGGCTGGGTTAGGTTAACCTCAACATAAGAGAACTCTGCCGATGCAATATTTGAACCGCCAAAGATATTTGTATATACAGTCATAATTAAGCCTCGTCCCGAGCTGCTGATCTATCAAAGATTTTCTTCGTGTCTTCTGTATCAAGTGCGGTTGCAGCCATCTGATAGAAGCTCATCCATGTCGGTATCCGCTCATCGTTCTTGAGATAAGGGGTGGCCTCCAAGAGAGTGCCGTACAACAACAAATTAGGTGCAAAGTTGGTTAGCCAGTTGGTCTGTACCTGATCATCCAGCAAGGCAGGCAGCTCGTAGTACAGGATCTCAATTGGATACGCCACATCAGGCGTTGGAACAACCAGCCAGTTGGTGTAGTTGTAGTCCGCATAGAACTCTGGCTGTGCAACGTCAGTCTGGTTGGGCCAGTAAGAGCGGCAGTACTCATATGACCTTGGGTAGATCATCGACCTCTGGTTGCCCTGTGGGTCGAGACCGATATTCATTGAGACAGTCTCTCTCCACCGATCAGGCTTTGGGATCACTGGAATATTTACCTGCAGGGTACTTGTTACAGCAACCAAGAACCCCTGAACCTTGATGTCCCTAGCGATCCTTCTCTCTGCTAGGTTGATCAGTCGGGGGATCTGTGCATAGACGAGTGGATCAGTTGCTGCTGATGCCCCCCGCTCAAGATAACTTCTGATGTCATCTTTGAGCGAGTTGAATGTCATTGCTTGTGGCATTACAGCTCCTTATGGGTGGATGACAGCTGCTTCACCAAATTCATCGATTCCGTCATTGATCACTGGGCTTGGAGCCATCTCCTTAACGGCCAATGAATTGATGAACTCTAAGAAATTGCCAGAATACTTTTTAACGCCAATATGGTTGCAGGTCATGGTCGGGTCGATGTACACCTTCCCACCAAGATCCGCCCACTTGCGACAGAAGATATTATCCTCGCTTATCAGCTCGCCATCTATGATCTTAATATCAAATACCAGCCTGCTGGTCTTGCCTTGGCTGGTATATTCGCTACTAATCTCCCAGATAGACTGAATGGCCTCTTTGGAGACCCGCAGGAAGCCTGTGCCGACTGATACAACCTCTATCAAGCCATTCTCCTCTACCTTCATGCCGCTATCTAGTATCTTTACGTTGAATGCGATCTCATCGCTCTTCTTAATTACCGTCCCGCCAACAACGTCAACAGGGTGATTGAGTAGCGTAAATATCCATTCTGGGTTCCACTCCTGATCGGCATCCATGAATATGATGTCATCACAGCCAGACTCTACTGCCATCTGGAACAGATCGTTCCGAGCTCTCTGCACCAGAGCGTCATAGCAGACCTGAATGGGGATGATCTCTATGTCAGGTGGGCACATCTTGATGGTGTTGACCAGTGAATGCAGGAACTCTGCATTTACCTTGCCATCGTAGCAGGGGGTTCCGAATAGGACTTTTCTCATGGATGACTTGCCTTGTATGCCTCGAACTTAGCATCTAGTTCTTTAATTGCGTTGATTAATGGGGTTATTAGTGCTGCATTTCCCAGCCGCTGCGTCCCATCCTCGTCAGTACTCCATAGGTCGCTGAATGTATCCACACCAGCCTTATCGAGCGCAGCCTTTACATTCTGCGCTATAAGACCATGCATTACTATCTCTGTATCCTTTACATTCTCTTCCTTGTACTGAGTAGTCAAATCCTCAGTGATTTCATTGGATGGCTTCCAGCGGAAGGTTACGGGCTCGAGCTCATTAATAAAATCAAGGCCAAGGGTATCTTTCCCGACAACGTTCTTGATACGCTCATCTGATGAGAATGTCCATACTGCACTTGCTGTGTACGGACATGAGATACGAGCAGTACCGTTACCTATGATTACAGAGTTATCCACACCCTGCGTAAAGTTACGACCAATTGCAATACGGCCAGTCGCAGCAGCAGCAAGGGTGATTGCGTCACCAAATACTTGGTTGCTGGAACCAGTAGTCAATAGCAGTCCAGTGTTGTAACCAGCAATGGTATTTGTTCCGCCAGATGTAAGGACTACGCCAGCATTCTGACCAATTGCTGTGTTATTAACACCAGTTGTGTTGGCAGTGAGTGCATTTACACCAACTGCTGTGTTCTGAATGCCAGTTGTATTGGAGAAGAGTGCGTTATATCCAACGGCTACGTTGTTAGTACCAATTGTGTTGGTTTGGAGTGCTTGATAGCCTAGAGCTGTATTCTGAACACCAGTTGTGTTGGCATTGAGTGCGGCAAATCCAACTGCTACGTTATTAATACCAATTGTGTTGACACCGAGTGCGGCATTCCCAACTGCTACGTTACTAACACCAGTTGTGTTGTTCTGGAGTGCATTCTGACCAACTGCTATGTTGTTAGTGCCAATTGTGTTGGTAGTTAGGGCGTTAAATCCAACTGCAGTATTAGCAGTACCAGTTGTGTTGGCAACGAGTGCGCTACCTCCAACTGCTACGTTATTAGATCCAGCTGTGTTGGCATTGAGTGCGCTATTTCCAACTGCTGTGTTACTAGTACCACCTATGTTGCCGCCGAGTGCGTTATTGCCAACTGCTACGTTGCCAACACCAGTTATGTTGGATAAGAGTGCATTCCGACCCACTGCTACGTTACTAACACCAGTTGTGTTGGATTGGAGTGCGCCACCTCCAACTGCTATGTTGTTAGTGCCAATTGTGTTGAAAGAGAGTGCACTCACACCCAACGCTGTGTTGCCAATACCAGTTGTGTTGGAAGAGAGTGCAAAAACACCAAGAGCCGTGTTATTAGCGCCAGTTGTGTTAGAAGCTAGGGTTTGGAAGCCAACTGCAGTGTTGCTGCTGCCAGTGTTGACTTGGAGTGCTTGTGAACCTACTGCTGTGTTATAAGCGCCAGTTGTGTTAGCAGAGAGCGTGTTAGATCCAAGAGCTGTGTTATCGAGACCAGTTGTGTTAACAATGAGTGCGGAATATCCAACTGCTGTGTTATTAGTACCTACTGTGTTAGCCCTTAGAGCTCGGGAACCAACTGCTGTTAAGTTAGATGCTGTGCTGTTTAGGAGTGCTTGTGAGCCTACTGCTGTGTTATTAGAATCAATTGTGTTGGCTGCGAGTGCGGTATACCCAAGAGCTGTGTTATTGATACCTGTTGTGTTGGCAACGAGTGCGGTATACCCAAGAGCTGTGTTCTGAGTACCAATTGTATTGGTAGCGAGTGCGGCAGCTCCAACTGCAGTGTTACTAGCGCCAGTTGTGTTAGCAGCGAGTGCGGTATACCCAAGAGCTGTGTTGTTAACGCCAATTGTGTTGACGAAGAGTGCATTTAAACCAACTGCTGTGTTCTGAATACCAGTTGTATTGGAGTAGAGCGATTGATAGCCAACTGCTGTGTTATAAGCACCAGTTGTGTTGGCATTGAGTGCGACAGATCCAACTGCTGTATTCTGAGTGCCAATTGTGTTGTTTGCGAGTGCGCCCCGACCCATTGCTGTGTTCTCAGCACCAGTTGTGTTAGCAGCGAGTGCGTTATATCCAACTGCCGCATTATTATTGCCAGTTGTGTTGGCAGTTAGTGCGTTAGATCCAAGAGCTGTGTTCTGAACACCAATTGTGTTGAGTTGGAGTGCATTACGACCAACGGCTGTGTTATTGACACCAGTTGTGTTGGAGAAGAGTGCGCTATCGCCAACTGCAGTGTTGGCAGTACCAATTGTATTGGTAGCGAGTGCGGCAGCTCCAACTGCTGTGTTATTAGCGCCAGTTGTGTTAGCAGCGAGTGTGCTCACACCAACTGCTGTGTTATTGATACCTACTGTGTTGGAACCGAGTGCGGCATTTCCAAGAGCTGTGTTATTAACACCAGTTGTGTTGAGATTGAGTGCGGCATTTCCAACTGCTGTGTTATCAACACCAATTGTATTGGAGAAGAGTGCTTGATAGCCAACTGCTGTGTTGTTGAAACCAATTGTGTTGGCATTTAGTGCGGAAACTCCAACCGCTGCGTTATTGGCACCAGTTGTGTTAAGAGCGAGTGCGCCATTTCCAACTGCTGTGTTGGCAGTGCCAATTGTGTTGACAGCGAGTGCAGAAACTCCAACTGCTGTATTCTGAGTACCAGTTGTGTTGGAAGTGAGTGCGGAAAGTCCAACTGCTACGTTGTTAGTACCAGTTGTGTTGGCATTGAGTGCGGTATTTCCAACTGCAGTGTTACTACTGCCAGTTGTGTTGTTAGCGAGTGCGCCCCGACCCATTGCTACGTTATCAACGCCAGTTGTGTTGGATAAGAGTGCGTTATATCCCACCGCTGTGTTATTGACACCAGTTGAGTTGGTAGAGAGTGCGCCACCTCCAACTGCTGTATTCTGGACACCAGTTGAGTTGGATAAGAGTGCGCCACTTCCAACTGCTGTGTTACTAGTACCAGTTGTGTTGGCAGCTAAGGCGGTATATCCAACGGCTGTGTTGTTAGTACCAATTGTGTTAGCGAGGAGTGCGGTATACCCAAGAGCTGTATTCTGAACACCTGTTGTGTTAGCAGTTAGGGCGTTATATCCAACTGCTGTTGAGTTGTCTACTGTAGAAGCTGCGAGTGCACTACGACCAACTGCTACGTTACCAGAGCCAATGATGTTCGCTGCGAGTGTACTACGACCAACTGCTGTGTTCTGAATGCCAGTTGTATTGGAGAAGAGTGCGCTATCGCCAACTGCAGTGTTACTAATACCAGTTGTGTTGGAAGTGAGTGCGTTGTATCCAACTGCTGAGTTATTAGTACCAGTTGTGTTGTTTAGGAGTGTACTACGACCAACTGCTGTGTTCTGAGTACCAATTGTGTTGGTAGCGAGTGCATTTACACCAACTGCTGTGTTGTTAGTACCAGTTGTGTTGGCTTGGAGTGTGCTAGTTCCAACTGCTGTGTTCTGAGTGCCAGTTGTGTTGGCAGTTAGGGCAAGATAGCCAAGAGCTGTGTTAGCAGTACCAGCTGTGTTGGCCTTTAGAGCTTGGAAGCCAATGGCTGTTAAGCTATCTACTGTAGAGACGTTAAGTGCTTGCAAACCCACTGCTACGTTAAAGGAACCTGTTGTGTTGCCCCCGAGTGTGCCATTCCCAAGAGCCGTGTTCTGGATACCAGTTGTGTTGGAAGCGAGTGCGGCATTACCAACTGCTGTGTTGTTGAAACCAGTTGTGTTGGATTGGAGTGTGGCATATCCAAGAGCAGTGTTGTTAATGCCAGTTGTGTTGGAAGCGAGTGCGGCATTACCAACTGCTGTGTTATTAATACCAGTTGTGTTGAGATTGAGTGCGGCAGATCCAACGGCTGTGTTACTAACACCAGTTGCGTTGGTAGTGAGTGCGCCATATCCAAGAGCTGTGTTGTTAGTGCCAATTGTGTTTGAGTCGAGTGCAGTCGATCCTATAGCAATGTTGGTACTTACATTCCCGCCGCCCAATCCTATGCTTACTGTATTTATGCTCGCATCGCCGCCAGTAACTTCAAGCTTGAACGCGCCGCTAGGGGTGTTGCCAATCCCAACATTGCCACTCGGATCAATAACAAATGGGGTGACATCTGGATTTGCTGAGTCTTCTACAACAAATGAATTGCCCGCACCCGTATTTGTAATCCTGACACCACCGCCAGCACCAGTCTGTGTGATCGTTACGGCATTGTGCGTGGCATCGTTGACATTGATGACAACAGGGGTCTCAAAAAGTGGCCCACTCGCCACCAGAATAACGTTGCCAACACTATCAAGACTGTAGAGCTTGTTGTCTGTGACGTTGATCGCCAACTCGCCCTGAACCAATTGCCCTGCTGATGGGGCGATTCCGGGTGCTGCATTGTTCTTTGTGATAATTGTGACTGCCATTTTTAGGGCCTCAGTGGGGTGTCTGGTCGGGTGAACTTCAACGTTATAATTTCAGTCTGTCTTGCTGGCAACCGATACGGATCTAGGTCATCAAGATCCTTCTCGCACACCATCAGACCGGGGCTGTTTGGATCAGAGTACAGATCCTCGATTGACATCTTTATGCTGCAGCGGGCGCATAGCGCAATGCCGTATGTGGACTTCCCGGTTGGATCGAGGTATATGCTCATCGTGTGTACACTCCAATGTTAGGGGTGAAGTAGACGGGTGAATTATCTCTCTCTTCCTCTTCTGCCTCAAGCAATGACCTCTGAGCCTTCTGATCCAGCAATGCCGCCATGTTCGGATCAATCGCTGGCAACTGCTCAGCCATCTCCGCAGCCAGCAGGTACACGATTGCATCGTACCAACGCTGCGGCACTTCAATCTCTTGTGCGAGTGTACCAACGTCCATGATGTAACGCTTAACATAAGTCACGATCTGGGCTATCTCGAACGCGGCATTTGGAACGGGCCAGATATACAGGAACGGCTGATCTACCTGACGATCAAGCCAGAACTGTAGCGGTCTACCTTGGAATGTCTTGTTTGGGAGAGTTGAGTAGCTATCTCTATTGAGTCTAGCCATGACGATCTCATTCGGCGTATTGCCAAATAGAACGCTGCTTTGCGAGAGAACTCCAAGGGTTACCCTAACACGCCAGTATGTTGCGTTAACAGATCCATCGATGTCAGCCCATGTCCAAGCGCCTGCATTCAGGTTTGGATTCGCAATCGTCTCGATTGTAGTCCATGTCAGGCCGTCATTTGACCACTCGATTACGAATGGAGCCGATGCAGCACTCCACTGCACACCAATCGTGGTGACGATTGCGCCAGAAGCAACGAAGAGTGATGAGGTTGTTGCGGTTCCAGTAGCAACACCAGTTAGGTACTGCATCGTTCTCAGATTCGTATTGAGAAGATCCACCGTACCAACAGGTGCGGGGACTGATGCCATGTTCTCGTACATCGGCAGAATGACTTTATCGATACACCACAGCTGCAGACCCCTGTTCGCAAGGCGCGATAGGATTAGATATAGGGTCTCTTGGGCAACCTGCAGTTGTTCAGCGGCAACGCCCTCTGGTGGAAGGCGACACCTACGAAAAGCATGATCGATGACTTTTCGTGTGTTGAATGTTGTTTGGGATACTGTTCCAGATACGGCCACCGAGTCTGCTCCTGTTAGTTCGGAATGCCGATGCGGCAGACCCAGCGGTTATTGTTGAACTTATCTTGGGATTATTTTACCAAATTTTGGCAACTTAGAGTAGGAAGGAACAGCCTTTCCACCACGTTTCAGACCATTATGTGCTTGTGACGCTGGTTTGTCAGCATGCTTTTTGATCTCTTGATCAATTAGCTTCTTGTCAGCAGCCATGTCTTCAGCTGCAGATCCGCCATGGCCCATCTTCCGTGACTCAGACATAGCAATTGCAAGCGCCTGCTTTGGGTTCTTAACGACATTGCCGTCCTTGCCAGAGTGGAGAGCTCCCTTCTTGAACTCGGACATTACGAGCCCGACCTTCTTTTGAGCCTTGCCCTTTACAGGGCCACCAGCTGCACATCCCGCCTCTTCCCTCTCGGCCCGGATCATCTTAGCTGGAGCTCCAACCTTCTTCAAGAGTGAGATCTCACGAATGACCATACCATGCGGCTCGGCATCACCCTCTCTCTCAGCCATCTCATGCCTCAGAACATCACGAGGGGCATTGGCTCGCTCAAGGAAAGCGATCTCATCGCCACCCTTCTTAGCCTTGCCACCCCTAGCGTACCCCTTAACGTTCTGCTTTCCGGCGCTGCCCGTGTAACCATTCTCAGATCCAAAACTGAAGTCGCCGTACTTTAATGTCTTTCCCATGATCGTTCCTTAGATTAGGTTAAGCCCAGTTACCTACCGATGTATTGCCCGTAGTGTTTCCTACGGGCCACAAAATTATATGAGATGACGACAATGCAGTTCCGACAGTAGGGGCAACGGTGAACGCCATCAGGAAGTCAACAGTACCAGCAACAGAAACATCGAAGCTGCCCTTCATACGCAACACGAAGTTGCCAGCAATTGCACCAGATGCAGGTGTAATTGAGACCAGCGTACCGGGAGCTGCTGTTCTATTGTACATCATGGTTGGAGCGGTAGGAGTCGTGAACGCAGCGGCAAAGAATGACATCACGTTGTATTCATGCGCGGTTACTGTCGCCGTACCTCCGAGCGAATATTGAATTGCTTTTGCACTTACCGCAGTATTGTTGAATACTATGTCCAGCTCATATTCATACCGGGTGGTTGCCGCCAAAGCTGTCGACACCCCAAACATTGACTGGGCGGTTATAACGTTTGCAAGGGCTCTATCTGCACCGAGCTGGAACATGCTCTGAACAACTATCAATCCCCTAGCTGTACCAGCCGGGGTGAAGTATGCGGTGCTTACATCACGCTCAAGTGATCCGGCAACTGGAATAGTTAGCAGTGACCCAGCGGCAAGCCTCATTGCTGGAACAGTTAACGTCCCAGCAGCCACATCAACAAATGCAGCTGGGGCCGCAACTCCAGCACCAACCCTGCCCGTTGTCGCAATCAGGTTACCAGTTGTTGTTACGTTAACGCTTGCGGCAACCGTAGTTCCAATGCGAAGACGCTCAGCTGATACGCCAGCATTCATCGTCTTTAGGCTTAAATAAATATCCTCTAAGCTTAAAGTCGTGGTCTGTATAACAGATGAGATAGTAGATCCAACCTTGTTAACCCCAGCAGTTGTCTCTAACTCGAACTCTATGTTCGTTCCAAACCCTGCGGCTGGAACGTTGGCGGTATTGTGCGATAGGCGTAACGCTGATGACTCAACGTTCGTCACGATATCCGATGTAACTACCTGCAGGGTAGATGCCGGGGTGGATGTATTAATCCCTACGCGGGCATTATGGAAAGCAGTCGCCGACTGAAGGCGCATGGTCTCCTGATTCTCCGATCCCCGCTGGAGAGATCCGAACGCCAAGTCAAACTCCTCTATGCCGGGAGCAACACTGGTAGATATCGCGGCGACAATGCCACCGATCTTGGTTGTGTTTGACTGAACCTCAGTCAAGAGCTCAATAGATGTACCGATGCCAGCTGCAGGCGTTCCGCTTGTTGTGTGCGTGAACCTTCCGGCAACCGTATTGCTGCTTTGGTTTGCATCCTCGATAGCGGCCTCAATTGTGGCCGTAGGCGTTTCAGTACCAACCCCAAGGCGCTTGGTTCCCATGAACCTAGCAGCTTCTGTCAGCGTACCAGAGGCCATAACATTAACCGCCAGACCAAATGACTCAACGCCAACACCATTTGCAGTAACAACTGAGTCTATTGCCCCGCCAACCTTAACCAGCGCAGCACTTGTCTCTGTTGAGAGCGCAAGTCTCGTCCCGATCCCAACAGCTGGCGATCCAGATGTTGAGTGCGTTGCGTTAAATACCTGAACAACTGAGTTGTTGTTCGCATCATCTGTGATCGTATCAATCGCACATGCAGGAGCAGCTGTGCCAATCCCAAGCCTCTTGGTAGAGGTTATGCGAGCTACCTCGGCAACAGTCCCTGCAACCATGTTCTGCACAACAAAGTCAGCCGCTTCAGCAGCTGCGGTGACCGAAGTAGAGACAGCTACAAGCTTTACCTGCTCAGTGACAATGCCTAGAAGAGCCGTCTCAGCAGAAAGGGTAAGGCTCCCGCCAATACCAACAGCAGGTACTCCAGATGTGGTGTGGGTTAGGGTGACAACGTTCGACACGCCAGCATTGTTGGCATCATTCACCACAAACGTTGGGACGGAGCTCGTGAACAGCTTGATCTGAGCTGCGGACAGCTTTACAGATCCGCCGCCCTGCACTGACTCAAACTGCTCTAATCCAGTGAGCGTTACTCCTGCTGGTAGTTCGGGGATTGTTATATAGGCCATATCAGATCCTTATGCAGCTATTATGTAAGAACCTGTCAACAAAGGCTCATATCTAACAAAGTGTCTCCATGTTCCAGTAGTTGACCCAACTCCAATCACTATCTTTAAAACCCCTGTCGGAAGCCTAACGCCACGAGATGCTGTGTTTAGCATTATTCCAGATGCACTCTGAATTGGAGCCTCTGCCAATGAAGATGCAGCCGCTATAGCAACAGAGTACCCAGCAGCGACATTAGCCAAGCTGGTAGAGGCATTGGAAAGTGCTAACGTTGATCCGAGAGCAGTGGTTGAGCTGAATTGCAAACTTGATGCAGTTGCTCCGTTCGCCGTCTGGCACTCAGACACAAGACTTGTAATCTGGACATCACCAAAAATTGTAAATATAGTGTCGCCAGATACCATTATCTTAGAAATGGTTGCTGCAGTATGATCAGAATCTTGAGGAGAGCCACTCAAAATTGGGTTTACGATAACTCCCATTTTATACCCCCATGTAAACAGAAACAGAGCCGTCAGTCCCGGTTACCCCTGCAGTGTCGATATATACTCTGACATTCTCCCATACAGCATCTGTAGCGAATCCGTCTGATGTTACAGCAGTGCCAAGTGGTAGCGTCATTATCGCTAAATCAATCCAATTCGATGAATCATTTGATACCTGAATTTTAGCTGTTGCAGTACCAGTTGAGGCAGATGTAGATCCAACAATTTGAAAGGTGCGCTTTCCATACTGCGGAGGAGCAGTTGTTATCCTCCAAGTGTTCCCCACAAAAGGGGCCCCAGATACAATTGTTGTTGTTACAGCAGATGCTAATGTAACTGCCATTTCGATCTCCTAAAAAGAGGGGGAGTTGCCCCCCCCCCAATTATTATTTCTGAGCGTACACCACAGTGAAATTTATCACAGCTTGCGTGGTCAGGATGGTTCCATTGGGGTCAATCGTGCAATACACGACTGTGTTTGTACCAATGTTAGACATCGCCAACAACGTTGCTACGGTAGGAACTCCTGTTGAACGAACAGTAGTCCACATATCAACTGACGGTATGTATTGAGCTCCGCCTGCCGCAGTACCAACGGTACATGGCAATGTCGTAGCAGTACCAGCACCTTCAACCTGAAGCACGGTCTTATCGATATAGACATCGATAATTTGTGATCCAGATGGAAGTGTCAGTGTACCAGTAGAGGGCAAGCCAGTTGCCAAGCTTGTTACTGGGACAACTTGAGATACTACAACATAGCCGCCATCAGTGCTTTGGGTAAGCGTTCCAGAACCTGTCATCAGCGTAGAGCCAATGTAAGTCGTTGCTAAGCCAGCCATATTCCTTCTCCTTTGTAGGAGCCGAGAGCTTTCGCCCTCGGCAAGTTAGATTAAAGACCCGCTGTACCGTAAACGGTACGGGGATCAGTCCAACCCGGAATATAACGCTCAGTTGCCTTGTAGCGCATGGAGTCTGTTTCAAAGTCTCCTTCCATGCTCTTCTCAAGGCTACGGCGCATCATCAGCTGCAGGCCAACTTGTGCATCTGTCTTCACCCACCAAGCAGTGGTAGAGGTCAGACGAGACAGGTTAGCTTGTCCGCCAGACAACATGCCCATTGACTTGATCGGGTTGATGTCGTTGTTTGCGTTACCAGCCCGCAGAACAGACTTCAACAGGACTTCAGCTTGGAACACGTTTGAAGGGCTAACAACCAAACACTCAGGGGTCAGACGAATCCGTTTGCCGTTGTTGTCAACTGCGTTGCGGATCTGAATCAACATCTGTTCCAACGAGGTTTGTGACAGAGCTGCAGGGGTTGCCAGCACATTGCTGAACGTGCCGCTTGCTATCGGGTGCGAAGCACTTACTAGTGCAACGCCATCGCCACCTACATATGCACCGCCAGTGAATGAGCGGTTCAAGATGTTAGCGCACAATGTTTCTTTGGTTTCAATCAATGACTGAGCCAAGTGCTTGGCGTAGGTCTGACCGATAGAGATATGATCGCCATCCTCAACCAGAACTTTGGTCAGGGCAAATGCCAGACCGTAGACCTTGTAGACGTAACGAGCATTGAACAGAACTCCACCAGCCTGATATGTGACAGGCATGCCATCGGGCAACTCAGGAGCCGCGCCAAAGCCATAAAGAACTGGTTCTTCATGGTAGTTGCGTGGGATACCCTTGCGCTCGGTGAATACTTGCTTCCATTCGTCAGCACGTTGGTCATATATGCCATCAAACTCTTCATTTAGAATCGGCTCAACAATCGATCTAAAGTCTGTACTTCGCATTGGGACTGCCATGTTCTATCCCTCCTTAATAAGCAGCAATTGTAGCAACGTTCTGGTGTTTCGACAGCTCAACCTGAACGATTACATATGTATCACCCCATGCATTATCTGGGCCGGGGGTGATTCCGATAACTCTCATTGGTGCGTTGGTGGTCGTGGTTGACACGCCAAGAGTCGCTGTGCTCAGACCAGTGGTGGTCGAGCCTGAAGTGACTGCGGCAAAGTCAAACTGCTCACCAATGTTGCTAACAGCAATGGTTGCGTCTGTTTGGATTTCATAAACAATCATCGAATCAGAAGTCACATATGCAACAATGTTGGTTCCAACGTTGTTCGCTACCCATTTATTGGATACGCGACGACGACCGTCAGAATCTGTGAACTCAACACCCATGAATGTTCCGATGAGTGCGTCTGATGCTCCTGCTGGAACGACTTGTCCGGCTACAAGCTTGACTGGCTGATATTGCAGAATGGTGCTGGTGTAATTATCAGTCATGGTCAATGCCTGCGGACGAACGAACCCGCTTGAGTGGTACGCTGGACGTAGTCCAAATGGTGCGCTTGTACTTGACATATAACAATCCTCTTTTTAAAGGTCGGAAAAGCCCAGCTAGTCAGAAAATACTGCTTTGCCGGGAGCTTCGCGCAGGGCTTGCATACCGTCACCTTCAATTACTCGTCCACCTGAACGTTGAATCCCGTCTGATATTTGGTCAACCATAGATTGAAGCTTCTCATCTTCGCGCAATGGCGCATTGAAGTGAGCCTCTTCCATGTATGTGTTGTACAAACGCATAGGAATCTTAAATGCTAACATCTCGTTCACGCCAATCATTCCAGCATACTCGCCCGTCTTAACGGTTGCGTAGTCCCAGCCCGGTACATCACTAGGCTTTACTTGCTCGTATCCTAACCTCATACGAGCGTGGACTGTATCACGGGGATTGGTGGTTGTTAGCCAACAGGTGTGATAATCAGGTATCTTCGGCAGATCAGGCAGTGCGCTTTGAAAAAACTGCTGCCTGAACATTTCAATGCGATCATCATCGGATAACTCACGAGATTCTTTGGCCGAACGACTTAGTTCCGCCCTAGACTGACGTGCTGGATCCGCTGCTTTTTTTAGTCTCTCATCACTACTCATAGTACTCACTCCTTTATTTTCAGCGAGTTGCATTATTTTTGTCCCACTTCGCGTATTGCTTCAAATAGCGTTGCCGCGAAGCCGGATCATCCCATACACCAGCGTCAACCATAGCCTGTTTACGTTCTGGTGAAACATATACTTCATTGCGTGAACTCCTTGGGACATGTTCCCTACCTGATCCCATCGGTGGCCCGCGCCGTGCACCTTTTGATTCTACATTAAGTTCGGCTATTCGTTTATCTAATTCTTGCCAGTAGTCTAGCGACTGCGGGTTGTAACCCTCGCCAGATAACTCCTTATCAATCTCCAAGGCCATCTGCGACTTGGTATCACCAGAAGCAGGATCATACCATGGGTTAAGTTTAACCCAATCCTGCGCCAGTTGTGCGGGTGGCGGCTGCTGGAATGTCGGAGTGGGCTCATTAGCCTTGCGACTAATGGCATTCCTAGCTACATCAAGCTGCCTTGCTGTGGATATCGCATCATCACGAATCCGCATCGCCCTAGCAACATCCTCGCCATTACCCATCTCAACTGCCCGAGCGATGATATGCTCAGCCGCCTTGACCTCTTCAACAGACTCCCTGAACCGCTTGTCCATTGCAAAGTATTCTGTACTGCTGGATCGCTTCTCGACACTGCTGAGTCGGGTTGAGAGCTCCTCATTCTGCTTGCGGAGGAGCTGCATCTCGGCCTTGTCGCGCTCTATTGCTGCCTTTCGGCGGTGAGCTCGCTCGGTCTTCTCCTCACGTCTACGCTTCCTGATCCCGTCCCGGTCATCACCCTCTTCGGTGAGTCGTGCGTCTCCGTCATCGTCATCATCGGCACTATCAAGCTTGGTGTCAACTGCTACATACTCCTCGCCCTCTACCTCAGTGCCAGCCTTCTCGTCATCATCACTCAATACTTCTTCATTGCTCGCCATAATAAGCTCCTTTCAGCTATTAGATAAACGCACGAATCTTCGTGGGGTCTCCCGTAATTTTGCCGATAACGTCCAGATCATTGTAAATAACAAACTCGATCTCTTCTTCGCCAAACCTTACAGTCCATCGGTCACCGCCATACTTCGGTGTCCTAACATAATCGCCGATCTGACACCAAGCCCCTTCAGGCCACAGTTCCATCGTGTTGCGATTCTTAAACGCCAGTGATCCAACTCCGATCACCTTCGATACCTGAGTGTTGCTCGCTTCTGTCTTGCGAACATCTTCGGGAATGAAGATACCAGACTTGGTCTGAGCTCTTGCCCTGCGAATCTGAACCATTATGCGAGATCCGAGCGGCAAAATGCCCGGATCAACTTCTGGGAATGATTCGTCCGCCGTGGCGTGTGATAAGTCTATTGGTGTTTCGAGTAGCATATGCCTACCTCCTATGCTGATGGTTAAAGTTCTCTCTTGTCTTGGTCATTTAAGACCTTCTCTATCTTGAGCAGGGCGGTTTCTAGGCCAGCATAGAAGCCGACCTTCTTGCCATACTCAAAATCTATTTGCTTCCCATCAGAGGAGAACTTCATCGAATCATGAGCGATCCGATTTTGCTCCTCTTTGATCAGGAAGATTATCCTTGCAATCATTTACTAACGCGACCCTCGGTACGGCTTGATGGCATTGGCGTTGTCGTTACCTTCATCTTAGGCTTCATCGTTGCCTTGCCTGAAGGTTGTGCTGGGGTTGGCGATGGATCTTTGCCGCTGCCGAGTGATGTTGGATACCCTTTGCCCATTGCCATTAGTTTGTGCAGACTTATTGCTTCCATGTTTATCTCCTTTAAGGTAGTGGATTTGGATTGATGCCAGTGCCAGTTGAATAACCGATCTTCTCGCCACTCTCGACCTCGAGAGCTGCCAACTGCTTGGCGGTGTTGTTGTCTTCTGCGTTCATTCTCATGCGTGATTGTAACTCTACTTCCTGTCTATGGTCTTCACGATCTTGACGTAACTTCTCTTTATCCAGCTCAGCCTGCAGCTGCATGACCTTCTGTTGTAGCTCAACCTTGGTCGTCTCTTGATCCATAGCCATCTTGGCCTGATCAGCAGCAGCCTTAACCTGATCTGCTGCAGCCTTCCTGTCAACTTCCTTCTGAGCTGTGTCGATAGCTGGATCTGTCTGAGGCGGCGACAATGACTGAAGGGTCTCGATTGCCTTGTTGATGATGTCAGGTATTCCCTTCAGGGAGTCGTTGATCTCACCAATAACAGACTGGCTCGCAGCTGCCATCACCCTGTCGAATGCCTTCTTCTCTTCTTCTGTCGCCTTTACCTGAAGCTTTTCAATGGGTTGGCCTGCGGCCTCGGATGCAACGTCCACCATACGAGTGACATACCACAGAACCATGTGCTCCCTGATGTGCTCGAGCAATATAGGCACTGCGGTCGGTGCGGCCACCCGGCTAGATCCAAGTACTGGACTGGTCAGGAAGTCTAAGTGAACCTGCAGATGGGCCAGATGCTCTTGGTCAGGGTAGGCGGCAATCGGCCTGCTCATGGTCGCAGCGAGGTTCTCGTTCACCGCATTCATCTCGGCAACCTCTGGCACTGGGTTCAATAACGAATCGCCCTCTGGAACCTTCAGCTGTTTGAGCAGCAGCTCCTCGATCTTCCTAGCGTTGTACAGCTCTGGATGTGCATCAGCCCGCTGAACTACCGCCTGAATCTGCGCGAAACGCTGAGCATCGCTGTAGATATTCGGGTCAGAAACCGGGATAACATCCATCGGGCCCTCAAAGTCTTTCCTGTAAACCAGCAGCGAACCTGTATCATCATAAATCTCCTTCTCTTCCATGTAGAACTTGTTGATTCTAAACAGAACTTGTAACACGCGAGCCATGGCATCATGAACCCGAGCGTGTATCGAACTGAATACAATCATGCCCTGCTCGATCCGAGCCATCGTTGTTCCGACCGGGACATTGGCGCTATTGTCTGACAGATCCTCAAAGGTGGTTCTGACCACGCCCTTGCCTGCGTCAACCAGATAACCCAGCAGGCTGTACAGAACCTGTGATGGTGGATTGAACGGGAGCGGCATCATAACCTTGCGGATATCGTCCTGACTGAATGATCCCTCGATCTCGAGCACTTCGGTCGGGTCGATACGGTCTGACTGACCGCCAGCTCCGCCCTTGAGCTTCAGCATGCCGGGGAAGTTGTTGATGTGAGCCGAGTCAAGCAGCGCCCTCAATGCGCCAGTAGCAGCAGCTGACAACCCGCCAATCATATGCGTCAGGCCAATAGGATAAGCGCCACGCCATGGAACGAATGGGAACTCAATGATCCAGACCAGCTCTTCCATGAGCTCGTCGTCCTCTTCCCAGTTGCGGTAGATCGAGAGCACTGTCTGAGTCTGCTTGTCTATCGAGATGATGTACGGTGCAGTTCCCTCGGTATCGTCCTCGATGTCATAGAAGGCATTGATCTCGTAGATCGTCCTGAGTCCGTCCGTGTTGTATGCGTCCGCATCACGTCCCTCGATCTTGTCGTTGGCCCGCTCAGACTTCGATACCTCTGGGGTTGATGGGTTGGCTACCAAGACGATGTCGCGGTACATGCCAGACCGAACCCTGCGGTCGTACTCTAGCTTGGTGACATACTGGACATGGGTCTTGCGGTCAGCCGTATAGAAGTTGGTGGCCGAGAACGGCAGATAGATGTCATCTACCGAGATGAACTGTGGGCAAGGCTTCTTGCGCCGTGAGTCCCACGTCAGCTTCATGTACTGAACGCCGCCGAGCGGCATCTGTGTTGCCATCTGCTCGAGCTCTGACCTGAACTCAGGCATCTGCTTGGTGGTCTGCCAGTTCAGGAACTTCGACAGCCGCTCAGCCTTCTTGAACTTGGCCTCGGTCAGCTCACCCACAACGTTCTGACGGGCTGGCCCGCCGGGGGGCATGATCTCCTTCATGACCCGTGACGAGAAGTCCACGCATGCTTCGGTCAGCATTGGGTGAACTACCTTGCTCGCCCCGGTGAACGCTGCGCCGCCGGGAGCGTCATCGCCTAGACCAGTGCGGCGGATACCTTCTTCGTACTGTTCGTCCCGGCGCTTGCGGGCTTCCTTGTCTCGCTCGACTAGGTCACAGAGTGCGCTACCAATCGCAGCGAGCTCACCCTCGGGCAAGTCTTCCGCCAGATTGGCGTAGAACTCACTGTCGCCGGGGAGTGGCTTATTCGATAGCTTGACGATTGCACCGCCATCTTCGGTGTCCTCGACATCGCCCTCTTCTTCATCATCATCGACTGGCATCATCTCGCCGATCTGCTCTTCCATCGTGTCGTCTTGGTCGTTCATGTCTTTGGTAGCCATTTGATCCCCATCAAGCTGAGTAAGGGTTCACTGCCTTTGATGGCGGTGAACGGCGTTGTGCCTTGTCGTTGTCATCGGTCTTGCGTGTTACTGAAATCTGGTTCCTATCAGCCAGCAGCCTGAGTGCCTGCGTGGTTGAGTCAACATAGTCATCGTGCTTAATCGATCCCTCTCCGTAGAAGCTACAGACCTGAGTGATCAGTGGATCTGCCCAGCTCTTCGGCATGCCGTGCTTCTTCTCTGATTCTACAACCCACACATACTTGTGTGCAAACAGATGACTAACTGCATGAAGACGCTGCAGCTTGTCAGCCCGTCCGGGGTTATAAGGATACGCCAGTATGTCTTCTCTTGCCAGCATCTGTCGAAGACTGATACCAGAGCCCTTGTCCTCAATGACGAGCAGGTCAGGCTTGCGGCCACCGAACTGCGACTGCTTTGGCCCGAACATCGGAGCGATCATCGGCTTCGAGTCGTCATCACCATACCGAACCTGATACTCCTTCCTAACTCTCTCGATCAGAGCGGGCATTCCGAGCCGCTCCTCCCAGCAGTCCAGCAGCAGGAACGCTGGCTTCTTCTCGTGCCTGAATACGCCCCAGACTGAGCATGCTGTTGGATCAGGGTCGTGCGACTTCTTGTTAGTAGTCTGCTCGCTGAAGGCGGTGTCGAGCGACATCACGATGTACTCGAACGCTGGCAGCACCTTGTCGTGGGGCCAGAGCTCGAACCATTCTCGCTTGATGATGCCTGACTCTTCCGGGTTCAGCACCTCGGCATGGATCTCTTGCCGCCCGAGCTGCGTACCTTCGTACAGCAGGATCTGATCCTTGAAGCTTGGTGCTAGGTTGTCTATGTTCGAGTAGGTGCTGGCCCGTGTGCAGATCACGCTCTTCTTGCGCTTGACCAGATCCGCTATGAGTGGCTTGGGCTTGGGAGTGGTGGTGCAGAGGATCCTCGGCTTCGAGCCGAGTCTCATACCGAACTGGATCATGTCCCATGCGTCATCGAGATACTCCCAAGCCGCCAGCTCGTCACACCACCCGCCATGAAACTGTGGGCCCCGCAGGCGCTCTGGCTCCGATGCGGCGATCCCCTTAATGATCGTGCCATTCTTGAGCACAATCTCGTGCAGTGACTTTGAGTACGTCTCGATGATCTCCGGCGGACAGACGCTGATCAATCCGCTCTCGCCCTCGAAGCATACGTCCCGTATGTCCCCCGAGGTGGGGGCCGACACCAGCCACCGTGTGCCGGGTTGCGACCAGCCGTACCACCATATGGCTTCAGCCGCCGACCGAGTCTTGCCTGCACCACGGCCAGCGAGCAGCAGCCACACCGACCAGTCGCCTTCATCCGGCGGCGGGAGCTGGTGATCGAGCGATATCGACAGCCACTTAACTCGAGCCCTGATCGCAGCCCGGTAGGCTGGCGGTAACTTGCCTAGCTCCGGGCTGTTCTTAATCCTATCTGTGAACTCATCGATGACGCTACTTTGCATCTTTCTGCTTTATTGCCAGCAGATCCTTCATGAGCGTGTTAGCGAAGTCCAGAACTTCGACTTGTATAGGGCCCTGATCAACGCCAGTGACCTCCGTGCGTGATAACTTAGGCACATGGTACTCAATCATGTCTGTGTAGCACTGGAACGCTTTTAAAGGGCCTTCTGTCTCAGCGATAGCGTCCAACCAGATCTGCACTCGATGCGCGTTGCCATCCACGAACCGTGCGATAGCCTCTCTAGCGTTAGCTGTAGACTTGTTAACGACCCCTTTGGGTCGTCCGGGGCCTGCTCCTTGTATCTTGTGTTTTTTTAATGCCATGGTTCCATCACCTCGTGTGCGGGCAATCGTCTAGGAAAGTATGTGTACTGCCATATCTGGCGGCGACCATATCGCGTGACTCTGTTCTCAATCAGTTCACGAGTCAAGTACCTTTGCTTCACGAAGTGACTGAGCGCCATTGAGATCTCGCTCTGTTGCAGGTCTGGGAGACTATTACGAATATCCGTGAAGGTGACGATACCACTAGCGTGTGCGTCTAGTAGTGCCCTTATTTTTGATGCTGCATTCGCCATGGTCTGCTCCTGTTGTTGGGCGGATAATATATGATCTGATCATACATTACAATCATCATCTGCCATCTTGAGTTGCTGAGCGACCAGCTCATCGTATCCCTCTTTACCGCCGAAGAGTTTGTAGAACTCCTCCATGACAGCGGCATTCTCACCGAAGAGATGTCCTTCATCGTTATCGCCGAACTTCTCGTTACCGTTCATTTAAGCATCTCCCTTTGGAGCTTACGTTCCAGATAGTCTATGACTGCATTAGACAGGACGGCTTCATGTTCAAGTGTTTTGACTCTGCACTGTTCTGCTTCTAACTGTGTTTCAAGCTCCAGAACCTGTAGTGACTCGCTCGGTTTGTAGGAGCCTACTGGTCTTCCAACTTTCTTTGTAACTGTTTTCATGGTTTCATTTCCTTTTTGTATTTGATCATAGCATCGGCAATCTTGTATGCGGTGACTGCCCCCTTGTGACTTCTCTCTTCTTCACCTTCGCCCCACTTGTAGCCGTACTTAACTACTAATGCCATCATTGCCATTGCTGCTAGTTCGTCCCTGCTATCACTCATGTGCTCTCCTCGTAGTCCTCCAAAGCAGCCTTAGCATTATTGTATTCAACCTCCGCAGCATCCCTAGCATCATCAGCGGCATACCAAGCATCGCTAGCAGCCTTCATCGCCTTCACCAGTTCTTCTCTTGTCTCACTCATGTGTTCTCCTTGTCGTAAACCTGCAAAGCACCCTTGGCAATGAGCCAAATACGGTAAGCCTCAGCATCATATGCACGAGCAATGTCATTAGCATTCTCAATAGCATTAAAAACTTTCCTAGCAGCAATCGAAGCAGTTTTCGCCTCATCAAGTTTCTTCACCAGATCTTCTCTCGTTATCATTATTTGTTCTCCTTGTCGTAAGCCACTAAAGCGGCATGAGCAGCATCATAAGCATCACTAGCATCCTCCCTATTATCATCAGCAGCATAAAAAGAAGACGCAGCATCCTCAACCGCCTTCTCTAGTTCTTCTCTTGTACTCATGTGTTCTTATCCTCCCCCAACATTGTCAGACATAACTGAAAGAGCTAATGCCTCGCCTCGTGCTGCCGCCGCTTTCAATTCTGCTATTGCATATAACGTGTTTTCGGTATCGCTGCATCCGTCATCACCGATTCCCAGTGCCTCATCAATCGCAACAAGCGAGCGAATGGCATCTTCTAACATGTTCTTGTAGTAGTCAGTCATGTGTTCTCCTTATCGTAATTCTTCAAAGCCCTCCACGCAGCATCCAAAGCGCACCAAACTGCATCAGCAGCAGAATGAGTATTAACATTCCAAGCATCCCTAGCATCATCAAGCTTCTTCACCAGTTCTTCTCTCTTTGTCATTCTGATCCCTCCCAATGTTCACACTGGCATACATATCTACCAGCATTGTGCGATGAGTTCCTGAGAAACGAGTGCGGTGCATCTGGATGAGTTTTGCAATCGATGTAATCAGCAGCATTACCGTCATCAGATTCTTTGCACCAAGTATCGAACTCTTCTGTGTTCTCCTTAGTGTCAGTCCACTTCCATCCAATGAAAATGTAGGTCATCTTTTGGTGAAACCAATTTGGGCGTTTTGCCAAGCATATTCTCATGCCGTTCTTGCCACCAAGACTCCAATGTCCGGCATATACCGGGGTGTAGTCAATTGAGGTGAACGTGGTATGTTGTGTTGTGTCATTGTCACTCATGTGTTCTCCTTTAATCGAGTGGGGTAAGAAGCAAACTACAGCACCCTTCTCCACCAATCATTTTTTTGTTGTGTTCAAGATAACGGCGAATAATGTCCGCATCTTCAATCTCGTATCTTCTCTGTTCCATTGAGAGCAATGTAAAAACTACATTTAGAGGTCTTGAATACCCAGACATTAATATGTTGTTGAGTCTTAAAGCCATCTCCAAATCTCGCAGATTTCTTAGTTCGTCTTCTTCTTTGGCACTCATGACTCCGCCTTGAACTTATCTATCCTCTGATTACACGCAAAGCGCATTAGTATCCAGTCATAGCCACCCATCATGCGCTCACCAGTCTCGGCCTCATGGATAGTAAGCGGGCATATCTTGGTTAACAGACCCAGCTCTACTTGAGTAAGGCCAGCCGCCAGTCTAATCGCCTTAACTGCTTCAGGGGTTTGCATCGTGCTGCTCATGATCATTGGTTGAATTGAGTTTGCGCTCATTCTCCTCGAACTCATCGATGATATGTTTGTAGCTATCCAGCAGCTGCTCTTGTGTTTCCTTATTGGCGCGGGAGTACGACAGGACTGTACGGGCTACTGCCACTTGATATGAATCATTGATACTCATGTTACTTCTCCAAGAATAGTTTGATTGCAAGGTAACCAGCAGCCCCGAATGAGAACGATACGATGATATCAATCAGGACTGCATGCTTCAGGTAGAACTTAACTTTGTCGTTCACGATGGGTTATTTCTAGCGCGTGGGGCGCAGTTTACATCTATCACCACATCGGACATCTGGTTCGAGACTAGGCGCTTTGCATAGAAGGTCACTGCACGGAATCCATTGTCGTGACAGTCTGTGATTGCCTGAATGACTTCATTGCGTGACATGGGCCTGATTGTCTCCTCGAGTACTAGGGTCTGCCGTGAGGCTTCTGGCATATTTGCATGCCGGATGTTGGGGGGTGAGCTGCATGCCGCCAGTGATGCCAGTGATAGTGCCGCCACTACATAATATATGCTCTTCATTTTAATCTCCAAAGTTTAGGTTAGATACAATTATTATCAATTGATGATACGAGTGCTAGTGCGAGTACGATACAAAGTACAACGAGCCAAGGTGCTGCAGAAAATGGTTTGCTTGCTGGCGGCATATCGTCATAGCGCCTTCTCATGCTGCCACCTCATCAAGATACTGCTGGTAGTTGCATTCGTTGGTTTCTTCGATCCACTGATCGACCATCTCATTGAAGTGCTCTTTGTGCATCCAGTTCCCTTCATTGAGTATCCGAAGGGAAGCCGCACCTATCTGAAAGTCTGTTGGCATAAACGAGTCGTATGATTTCATTTTGTATCTCCAGTAAAAATTAATATACAAAGAAATTTTCTACTACCTCATCACAGAAACCAAGTAGGTTATTAACCGCTTCATCCTTGGTACACCCGAAAGCTACTCGACCATTAGGCATTTCTGCAATCCAATCGTTGATGCCCAATTCAATCTGCTTATCTAATGAGAAGTCATTGGTGCAAGTATTTGCAATTTCGTAAACTTCGAAGTTATTCATTTGTTATCTCCAGAGAATCCTCCCCGAAGGGAGGAGGGTTGTTAGTATGAGTAGAATCCAAACTGACTGCATATTCCGACATAACCACCAACTGATGTTTTTCTATTTACAAGTTCGTTCATGTTCACCGCTCCGATCCATCTACCCCACGCTGCGTTGAATACGACTACATATTCTGCTTCACGTTTAGTTCTGTCGAAATGGTTTGCTGCCATTTGGGCCATTTTAGAAGTAGCCTTTTCTGCGGCAGCCTGAGTCTTGTAATTCTTGCATGGGGATTTGTTGGTAGCCCTGTACTCTTCTACTCGTGCGATCAAGGTATCGATTGTGTTCATTTGCATCTCCAGTTTTTGCTCTCAGCCGAAGCGGCCTCGATGTGTAATATATTACGCTGTTCATAATATATGTCAACATTTATTTTACTGTCCCAATCTTCCGTACATCGAGCGTACCAACGTACCCCCTCTAAAGAGGGGGGTACGGTACGGTACACTATTCTCGTTTTTGTCATAAAACGTACCAGTACGCCACGGTACGGTACGGTACGCCGGTACGCTACCTGCTGTTCTTCAATAAAATCAACTGCATACACCAACCTGCCTCGGCAACCACCCACCCATTCTCCTGATCTATGATGGAGCCATCGGCTCTGAGTGCCCCGATCAGCTGATCCGAGCTCCCCGGCCTCAATTTCCGTGCGATGAGGGTGTCCGACACCCCGTCCGCCGTCAATTTCTCCACCAACCCCGACCGACTGATGTACGGTTTGCCATCCCGAACCTCCGCGCCCGAGCTCCAAAATGCATCGGTAATTGTCTTCTTGAAGACATCCAACTTGGAATCTTTCTTGGCCTCTGGGGGGGCATCGACATGAATCACAGCTGCCGCCATCGATGGCTCACCGTCCTCGTTATCCCAGCCCGGAACCGCGAACCGCTCGAGCTCCACCCAGACCGAGTCGGTAAGCTCACTGTCCTTGCTCTTGCGCTGCACGATCTCGATGGGGCCACCACGCTGCTTGCTTGGGACGATACTGATCTCAATGTCCAGCGCCCCGCGCCACGCGCTACTGCCCCGTGCCCGGTGCTGTGACTCTTCCGACACACCAGTATGATGTACCAACAGTACGGTACAACTGTACTTCCGCATCAGGATCGCGCAGGCATCCAGCATGCCCTTGGTATCAACCGAGGAGTTCTCATCCCCGAGCAGGAACCTATGCAGGGTATCTACTACAATGATTGCAGGCTTATGCTCAAGGCTGTTGATGTTATCTACTACACGCTGCAGGCCCTCTCTCGTATTCAGATCACAGCCATCACGGGAGATGTGCATCCTGAGACGCGGTATACGATGGTAATGCTTCCACCCGGCCACACGAGACTTGATGCCCTTGTGACCCTCACCCGCCAGATACACCACATGTGCACCCGGCTTGATCTTGTGCTGCTCCCCGCACCAATCAGGAATATCTGCCGCCATCCTGAGAATCCAATCCAGAACCACGAACGTCTTGCCGCCAGCTGACGGGCCATGAACCATGATCAGGGCCTCGGCCTGAATCCACTTCTTGACTAACCAAGTAATCGGCTCTGGCTTGGAGCAGAACTCATCTGCCTGCACGAGCCAGTCGAGTTTTGGTGGCATGAGCAGGATTGACAGATCTCTTCCCGCTGCCACATAATCATTGGCATCCCCTCTCTCGGGAGGGGTGATCGTGCGCGTCTTATAGAGTAAAGAGGCTTGGTCGGCTTGGGACTGCCCAACGCCGGACTCATCATTATCTGCAACGATAACAATGTCCTGAGTTATCCCATACATATCTCGCATGATTCCGGCGACCTTAACCAGATTGGATGCTGAGTATGCCGCCACACATGGGCGACCAGTTTGCTCGGCTATTGTTGCTGCGGTAGCGAACCCCTCGGCGATGTACAGTGTACCGGGCTCATCGAACTTATCTACCATCCAGAACTTTCCGCTTGTAGATCCGCCAACGTGATATAGCTTTTCGCCATCTGCGGAGATGTACTGCAGGGAGCATAGGATCGAGTGCTCGTCATACAGCGGCAGAACAAGTCGGCCATCCCCCGTCACCCGCGCACCATGCGGCACGATGCCCTTGCGCTTCAGGTATGGATGATCGATTGTGGCCTGAGTGCAGCCAGCCCAAATTGTCTCAACGACATTTGCAGCGACTTCATGCTTCTTCTCTGTCTCTGCATCCCGCAGTGCGCGGGCCTCTGAGAGCCTGCGAGTGTGCGACATTTCCTCCCAAGAAGAGATCTCCCGTCCTATGTCGGCGCGAAACGGCATCTCAACACTTGATCGCCAGTCACCGAACCTACCTGCAGGTATGCCGTCACCAAAACATACATACCAACCCGACTTATCGCCATGGCCGCTACCACCCTTTGTGCCGGACGCGAACCGATGCAGCCTGCCGTCTAACCTGATATCTGTAGGCGGCTCGAGCCCAGCAGATCGCATGGCATTCGCCAGCTGTATCTCTGGCGGATCAATTTGCGGTTGGTTAGATGGAGACCAATCGCCAAGTATCTCTGTCAGATCTGCCATGTGCGGTTCTCCAAATAATCGCTGAGCAGTTTGACTGTCTCATACGATGGCTTGGAGTCCGGGCTGAAGAACCGATAGACCGTGCTGGGATGTATGCCAGCTCGCTCCGCGACCTTCTTTAAGTTTGAATCAGTAAGATGTAGCTTTATCTCTTCCACGGTCATCATTGTTAGCACCCTCGTAATTAATTTGTCGATAACGCTTGCAATATAATTCATCTTGAAATAATATACAACCTGCATCGACCGGGAATTTCCCCAACCGATGTAAATAAATAGGAGATTCAAATGGCAATTCAACTAAAAGGTACTGGCAGCATTGCATCATCGGGGGTCAAGATGATGGTGTACGGCCAAGCAGGAGCTGGCAAGACATCTCTCATCAAGACACTTCCTCACCCAGTCATAATCTCAGCCGAGGGCGGTCTCTTGTCAATACAAGACGCAGACCTACCATACATCGAGATCCGTGGTCTGGATGATCTGCGCGAGGCTTACAATTGGGCAACTTCTGCTGACGAAGCAAAAAACTTTGAGTCGATAGCTCTGGATTCTATCTCAGAGATCGCCGAAGTGGTGCTGATCGCAGAAAAGAAAAGCAACAAAGATCCTCGTGCTGCGTATGGCGCGATGCAGGACATCATGACCGAGATCATCAGAAGCTTCCGCGACATCTCAGATCGTCACATCTACTTTACGGCCAAGGCTGAGAAGGCAACTGACGAGACCGGGAAGATCTTGTACTCACCCAGCATGCCCGGCAATAAGACTGGACAGAGCCTTCCATACTTCTTCGACTTGGTAATGGCACTACGGGTCGAGACGAATGAAGAGGGCGTTAGTCAGCGGGCATTGATGTGCGATTCAGACAGCTCATGGCTGGCAAAGGATCGTAGCGGGAAGCTCAATAGGTGGGAGTCTCCAGATCTGGGTGAGATCATTGCAAAGATCGGAGGTGCAAAGTGAGCAACGACATCGAGTATCTCGTGCGCGAGTGGGAAGCCAGCAAGACCGATGAGTCAGAGGCTACTGCACGGCGCAGGCGCTTCGAGGATCTAATCGTTGCAGCTCTTGAGATTCCAGAATCTCTTGAGGGTACGGAGAACTTCGATGTCGGCAGCTACAAGCTCAAGATCGTAGGCCGTCTCAACCGTAAGGTTGATTCCGAGATGCTGGTTCAGATCGCCGAGGAGAATGGTCTGTCTGACCACCTCTCAAGCCTGTTCCGCTGGAAGGCCGAGATGAATGTAACAGTATGGAAAGCAGCATCAGAAGCAATCACCCGCCCACTTTTGGACGCGGTGACAACCGAGCCGGGTCGCCCCAGCTTTTCAATTCAAATCAAGGAGCAATAAAATGGCCTCATTAGGTGAAACATTTGACCTTAGCAAGATGGATCAACCCTCTAACTCTTTCGAGCCGTTACCAGTGGGTTGGTATGACGCAACAATAACCAAGGCTGAAATCAAAGCCACAAAGTCCGGCACGGGCAAGTACGTCTCGATCCGCTTTGACATCACTGGCCCAACACATCAGGGCCGTGTCGTGTTCACGAACATCAACGTTCGTAACGCGAACCCTACAGCTGAGAAGCGTGGCCGCGAGGATTTCGCAGCGATCATGTTAGCTGGCGGAATCCCAACTGCTACCGATTCAGACCACCTCATCGGCGCGAGCATGAAGATCGATCTGGGTATCGAGCGCAGTGAAGAGTACGGCGACAAGAACAATATCAAGGCGTACAAGGCATTGTCAGGCGGCATCCCTGCAGCTGAAGCTGCAACCAAGACAGCGGCAAAGGGCAGCGGCCCGTCTTGGTCAACGAAGTAAATAACGGAGACCCTGCCCGAAAGGGTGGGGTTTATTCTTATGAAGATTCCAGAACCAATGAATTCATTATCAGCAATGATCGACCGCGCCCACGAGGAGCGGCAGGAGCCGCCACGCCCCCACCTTGGGGCATCCATGCTGGGCCACCCGTGCGACAGATGGCTGTGGTTGTCCTTCAGATGGACGGTAGTCGAGAAGTTCCCCGGCAGGGTATTGCGTCTGTTCAGGCGCGGGCAGAATGAAGAGGCTCAGATTGTGAGCGACCTGAGATCTGCAGGCATAACCATAGTATCAACTGGTGGTGCTCAGAGCCGGGTTGATTTTGGCTCACATGTATCAGGCAGCTTGGACGGCGTGATCACGCATGGGGTTCCAGAAGCGCCAGCCAAGAAGCACATCGCCGAGTTCAAGACGCACTCCAAGAAGTCCTTCGATGATCTGATTAAGGTTGGGGTCGAGGCGAGTAAGCCGATGCACTATGTTCAGATGCAGGTCTACATGATGGGCAAGAAGATAGACCGGGCGCTGTACGTTGGTGTCTGCAAGGACGATGACCGCATCCACACAGAGCGAGTGCGGCTCGACAAGAAGGTTGCCGAGAAGGCTGTTGCTCGTGGTGTCAGGATCACGATGCTGGATCGGATGCCGGAGCCCTGTGCTGGAGCTGCACCAGACTGGTATCAGTGCAAGTGGTGTCCTGCTCATTCATTCTGCCACGACACCAAGCTCACCAAAGAGGTGAACTGCCGTACCTGCGCCCACTCTACGGCCACACCAGATTCCAAATGGACGTGCGCCAGATACGACAACATTGAACTGGCGGTAGAGAACCAACGCACTGGCTGTGACTCACATGTATTACATCCTGACCTAGTGCCGTGGGACAGGGTAGATAGCGACAACGCACACGAGGCTGTCTACATCATTGATGGCAAGCCCGTCAGGAATGGTGATCGGAACGTTGCCTATGACAACCAATGCTTCTCGAGCAAGGAGATGGTGTCCAATCCAAATGCCTGCGCCAATCCAGATGAGGTTATTAATGAGCTGAGATCTGAGTTCGATGCGAGGATTGTAGGATGATTGAGATATTGCTACGGGACTACCAGCAACGTGCGCTGGATGATCTCGACAACTGGTTCAGGACTAGCAAGCTCAAGCACCCGTGCCTAGTCCTGCCTACCGGGTCGGGCAAGAGTCACATTATTGCGGCGTTCTGCAAGGCTGCGATACAGAGCTGGCCCAACACCAAAATCCTGATGCTGACGCACGTCAAGGAGCTGATCGAGCAGAATGCCGCCAGAATGCGTGAGCACTGGCCGGATGCGCCGATGGGGATCTACTCATCTGGCATGGGGATGCGCCAACTGGGGAACTCCATCACCTTTGCCGGGATACAATCGGTCAGGAAGCGTGGGCATGAGATTGGACATATCGACATAATTATCATTGACGAGTGCCACCTCGTTGGACACAAGGCTGAGGGTGGGTATCGGACTCTGATCGATGTCCTGACCTCGATCAACCCCAACCTGCGGGTAGTAGGATTGACCGCCACCCCGTACCGTCTGGGGCATGGGGTCATCACCGACAAACCCGCCATATTCGATGCGCTGCTTGAGTCTGTCCGCATCCCTGAGTTGATCTACAAAGGGTTCTTGGCAACGCTGCAGTCAAAGAAGACCAAGACGGAGCTGGACACATCGTCAGTCCACAAGCGTGGCGGGGAGTTCATCGAGAGTGAACTGCAGTCCGCAGTTGATACCGATTTGCAGAACTCTATGGTGGTAACTGAGACAATAGAGAGGGCGGGAGACAGGCGGTCGTGGCTATTCTTTTGCTCTGGCGTAGAGCACTCCTACCACATTGCCGATCAACTCAATCGGTATGGGATTGTGACGGAGACGGTCACGGGCAATACCCCAAAGAAGGAGCGGACTAGAATCTTGGCCGACTTTCGCAGCGGGAAGATAAAGGCGCTGACCAATGCCAATGTCCTCACCACTGGATTCGATCACCCCGACCTTGACCTGATCGTAATGCTGCGCCCGACCATGAGCGCGGTGCTGTACATCCAGATGGCGGGTAGGGGGATGCGCCCGAAGAGCCACACTGATCATTGCATGGTGCTGGATTTTGCCGGGAACGTCTCTCGGCATGGGCCAATCACCAGTGTAGATACGCCACAAAAGGTCACGGAGGGTGGGGGTGTGCCGCCCGTCAAGGTATGCCCGGAGTGCCATGAGCTCGTTCATCCATCGGTGAAGATCTGCCCATCATGTGAGTATGAGTTTCCCGGCAATGATAAAAAGAAAGGGGCGGGCCTAAAACTCCATGATGATGACATCATGGGGATCGCCGGGAATGATATGACGATTGAGTCGTGGACTTGGTCAGCTCACACCAGCAGGCAGTCCGGCAAAGATATGTTGATGGTGAGGTACTATGGCACTAAGCTATCAGACCCAATCGTTAGCGAGTACCTTTGCATTGCCCATGATGGATATGCTGGAGAAATTGCCCGCAAACTGTTGATGAAAATAATCTGGGACTCTAAGGAGTTTTCGCGTTATGGGCCAGAGATAGGGGATGACATGGAAAAGACCGCTGGGAATTTGAATGACGCAGTAGCACGGCCAAAACGCATAGAGTACAAGCGGGACGGGAAGTTCTTTAAGGTCATGAATAGGAGCTGGAAATGAAGACAGAACATGAGGAGCAGCGGGAGTTGGTGCAGTGGTTTAGGCGCAGCTTTCTGGTTAGGATCTTCGCCATACCAAATGGGGGTGCTCGGTCTGCAGGTACTGGGGCTCGGCTCAAGGCGGAGGGAGTAAGCGCCGGGGTTCCAGATCTATTTGTCCCGGCATGGAATCTATGGATCGAGATGAAGAACGAGAAGGGCGGGACGATCAGCGCATCGCAGCGGGATTGGATCGAGTACTTAGAGGGCATCGGACACACGGTTATCATGGGGAATGGCAAGGAAGATGCCATGGACAAGGTTAACAAATTCATCTCCAGATGAATGCGTCCGGCGCGAAATAGCCAAGTGCTGAAAAAAGTATCGATGCCTTTAATCGAGACAAGCTATATCTTTTTAACCAATAAAAATATCGGGGAACGAAAATTAACTATCCAGTTGGGGGGCAGTATTCGGATTTGACGGGGAAGGGATCGCTGGCTGGGATCGCTGATGATGTGCTTAACATCACCAAACGAAACAGGCTGCAATGGGAGGAGACTGAACGGCTGAAGCTTATGCGGACTGTAGAGATGCGGGACTACAAGCGACAGAGCAGGTCTAGGCAGGTAAAGCGGATGACTGCGGCCATGATGGACATCATCCAATACGTTAAGCACAAGCCGGGGGCGCAGCGCCGGGAGTTACTGGAGCGGGCTTTAGGGGGTAGAATCATCTCTCCATCCAGTTTGGGAGGTAGCCTAAAGGCTTTAGTTGATCAAGGAATACTGGAGACCAATGGGTTTACTGTAAACAGGAAGTTCTACATAAAGGGATCAAAGCATGATTAAGGATAAATGGCGGTACAGGTTCTCTCACCACGAGACGATGATCGTCTGTGTGATTCTATGTGTAGTAGTTGTCCCGGTAATTTTGCTGCTGGTGCTAATCGGATACTTAATAGGACTCATGCTATGAGCGACATGAGCTACCTCAACTCGTCTCTTCTCAAAGAGCTGTCAGAAATCCTGATAAAGCACAAGGCCAACGAGACCATAACAATACTGGCGATCCTGTACTCAGCTGCGGTCGTCTCGTCCGGGGCGGACAAGGATAAGGCCCTGTACTTTATATCTGACATGATCGATGACGCTCAAGAGCGTGACAGTGAGAAGACCCACCATGACAAGAAGAGATATAACTGATGGAGAGCATGCTGCTCTGGCTGACGCTGACGATCTGGTACGAAGGAAGGTCTGAGCCTGAGCATTGTCAGGTCAAGATTGGGCAGGTCGTGCTTAATAGGTTAAATCAGATGGGGCCTGATGGAGACATCGCCAAGGTTGTTTTGGCTCCCGCTCAGTTCAGCTGGGTTCCAGAGAAGATGACCAATGGGGTTCTAAAGGTTGAGCACCGACCAAATAGAGAGAGTGCTGCTTGGGCAAAGTCCGAGCGAGCGGCCAGAACCGCCATATATGGACGGGGTCGGCTTGATGCAACGCACTTCCATGCGACTTGGATAGATAAGCCAGCCAGTTGGTACAGGCTTACGCATGTCACCACCTGTGGGCTTCACCACTTCTACAAATAAGAGGGAACAATATGAGTAAATATGACGATGATCAGGGTGTCGTGATCCATCACAACCACCGCCACATAACAGACAAGAGCTTCATCTACATCAATGACGTATCAACCGATGTGGTTAGGACATTCAGGAAGTTTGGCTGGGTTCCGCCAAGCGAGCTGAAGCGTAAGCAGCAGGAAGAGGAGAAGATGATCTCCCAGTACTGTGATGAGAAGTGAAATCCGCTCGCGGGATTCGGAAACCGCTCGCGGGATTCGGAAACCGCTCGCGGGATTCAAGTTAACAATACCTGCTATTTAAGTTAACAGTTATTAACTTAGAGAAGGCATATAGATACTGCCTTCATCCTATACATATTAGAGATAGTAGTTCTGTCGGTTAGAGATAAGTGCAGGGGTCGAGGGGTTTGACCCTTTTGACAAAAGGGTGATACCCATCTATTGTGAATAAGTCAGGCAGCGAGCAGTAGAGTTTAGGACGTATTGTGAATCCCACCCATCTGTCGTTTTCGGGCCATGCCCCTAGCCCAACTTAATCGTTACTTTATGGCGGATTCTTCTTTGACCCAAGACTGGAGGGCTTTTAGGGTTTCTGCGTTGACGTTACAGGCTTGGTAGTTTTCAAGGATGGTATGGGTAGCACTTTCAAGGCTAATGGTTCCCTCATCAACAATTCTGGTGGGGTCGGGAAGTTCAGATTTGACGGCGCTATCGTGGAGCATCCGCCAGCCAGCAGACAGATTGCAAGTATCTTGTACATAAGCCACCTCTTTAATTATCTCTCTGCTCGTTTTTTGCACGATTTGTACTCGATCCACATACCTTGTGACCGTATTGTCTGAAACCACCGCCTGTTTGATCCCTGTTTCAATAGCATGGGCCTGCGCCTCGATTTGAGCCTCATAACAGCTTGTTACTCCCCAACGGTGACCAACGTATAGACCAGCAGAAAATAATGCAGCAGCGAGCGTTGTGGCGATAGCAATTTTGGCGCTTAGAGATAATGCCTGTATTCCGGCGACAAATGGTATCAAGGAATGAATGTCCTGTGACCGCTGCCCGGTTTCCGGGTAGATAGGTGACACCAGCCATGTGTAAATCCGGGCGACTCTCTGTAGAGGTCGTGTTTCTCCAGAATTGAATCTGTTACGAACTCATCGATGTCGCCAGCCGTATCCGCCACGTCTACACCCTGACCAGACTTATGCGAGCTAAACGGACTACCCGTCTTCGAGTTCTGTAACCTGAACCCGCCATCGCCATTGTGATCGCCAGAGATATTGCACCCGGTCTTCAGACTGACTGGGATATGCTTCCCGGTTGCCAGCGTGAATTCCGCCAGCAGATCATTTACACGCTTCAGCAGATCCACAGCATTCAGGCTGATCTCTGGCGTGACAGCTGCGGTCTTGTTGTTAAAGTATTCCTGCAGCGTGATCATTCTATCGGTTCAGTCGTTTTGTATCTTAGGATCATGTTCCCGGCACTGCTGACAAATACCAAGCCAGCATATACTACTGGCGGGATGAACGCAGAGAATGTCTGGGCGGCAAGTTCAAT